GCACCTAATAACCAAACAGCAACCAATGCAGCCCAGCCTCCTACTGAATGTACTAATGTAGAACCAGCGAAATCATAGAAACCTAAGTTATCTAAGAAACCTCCTCCCCACTTCCAGCTACCTACTATAGGGTATACAAGCCCTACATAGATTAAACTGAATAGCATGAAGCTTGTTAGCTTGATACGCTCTGCCACTGCTCCAGAAACAATAGTTGCTGCTGTCGCTGCGAACATTCCTTGAAATAGAAAATCTGTCCACCAAGTATAACCTCCTGAAGCATAATCAGCAGTCATACCGTTTACAGGTGCATCAATTCCAAATCCAGCGAATTTAAGGATACCTAAATCACCCTCTTCAAAACCTGGATACATAAGGTTGAAACCACCAATGTAATACACTAATAAGCCCATACATATAATAAAAATGTTCTTGAATAGTATATTAATTGTGTTCTTGCTTCTGGTTAGCCCTATCTCTAAGAAAGAGAAACCAAGGTGCATAAAAAAAACCAATCCTGTGCAGACCATCATCCACACGTTATTTGCAGTAAATAAACTTTCCATAATAATTAATTTAAAGTTTGATTTCCACGTTCACTTGTACGGATTCTATAAGCCTCTTCGATATTACTAACGAAGATTTTGCCATCTCCTATTTTACCTGTTTTACCAGATTCCAATATGGCTTTTATTGTTCTGTCAAGAAATTCATCTGACACAACAATGCTTAAGTATCTTCTTTGAATATCAGAAGTACTGTACTCTACACCTCGGTAGCTTATACCGAGTTTCTCATTACCAACTCCTGTACAATCCCAGTAACTAAAGAAAGTTACCTTAACTGCCAATAGAGCTGATTTCACATCATCAAATTGAGATTTTCTAATGATGGCATCCACTTTTTTCATAGCGATTATTTATTGGTTAAAAATTAAAAATGCGAATATAAGAAAAGGCTTAATCTTTTTTAAAAGGGTTCTTTACTTTTACTGTTTTTATAAACTCTTTCTCGTTGGTTTTTGGATAAAAATAGTATAGGTCTATCTTCTTTGCACCTATAACAGATATTATTTCTTTTTCACCTGTTTTTTGTATTGGCTTATACTTGAAGTCATACTTCTTCATAGGTGTAGTCTTTTAATTTTTTATTTAACTCCGTTTTTACTAAGTTCCATTGGTTCGTTAATACTAATCGTGCAACTGTTTCTGTTTTTGTAATTCTTGTAAACTTATTTTCGTACTGATCTAAAATTTTATCTGCAAAAAGAATTGACATTTTAATAGCTTTATTCATAAAATCATTTTTACTGTTATTAGAAAGCAGTTTGTAAATGTCTTTTATTAATGCAGCAGCTTCTTCTTCAGGATTCATTTTTAAATAGTTTTACAAGATATAGTTGAGCTGATTCTATATAGTACATGATTGTGTTAAATATTAACAACATCATTATCAATATGTTTGGTTTGTTTTTCATTTAATTTATATGTTGAATTGCTAATTTAGACTATTACTTTGTAATGACAAAAGTAATTTTAATTATTTTGTGAAAGTTCTTCCATAAAATCTAAAAGCAGTATGTCTAGCATGATACTTATGGGCATCATTTGACTCCATGTTAGCTCCCCTTCTTCGTACCCTTCTTCTATTGCTAAAGACCTTCCAATCTTATATGTGTATTTTTCCATTACTAGCAGTTTTACCTCTCAATTTAATAAATTCAGATTTAATCTGTTTTATCTTTTGGTAAACCTGTTCGTCTTTTTTTTGTAGGTATTTCTCGCTTAGTTCTTTGTGTTCTTTTTCTAATTGTGCGACCTTTTCTCCTTTGTTTATTACGCTATTGAGATAGTCCCTGACTGCTTTAATGGAGTCTATTGTTTCGATAGAGAACTGCTTAGAAGGAATGTGTAATCCTTTGATGTAATATTCACCTACCATAATAGTTATTTTGTCAAACTTATCATTGGTTGTGATAACCGCATTTCCTTCTTTATCTAATATTAGTGTTCTCATGTTTTGTTTAATAAAAATTAACAAGTTATAAACGCAACCTCGTTCCTCGGCAGTCGCTCAAGCTCGTTTACAAGGGCGTTATGCGCAATTAGTCCCATTCCCAACTACGAATGTTTCTATTTTCAACCCCACAGCGCAAAGCCTTATCAATGTCACAATGGTATATTACTGTTTCGTCATTTATTATCATGCAAGTAATCCCCCTTAATGCGCTGTTAAACTTGTCTATATTAATGTTTGGGTAGTATTTTAATAAAGTATCTATTTCACTTTGAACAAAACCTTCTTTGTTCTTTGTCTTAAAGTTGTAAACTTTTTCTCTAATATTTTCCATTTTTAAATCAATTAAAAGTGCATAACAATGTATAAAATTAATGCGCTATGTTATGTTAGTGCTATTATTTAAGTTAGTGGTTAGCGCAATAATCTTATACTAACCGTTAACAAACATTAACTTCAATAGCACTATAAATATCTTTTGAATCTCTTAATAATAATGCTTTGTGCATAGCTTCTTCTTCGTTATCTGCTAATACAGTTAAACCTTTAATTATTTCATCATTAGCTAAGTACGTTATATTAAAAGCACGTTTGTTAACACTAAATAAATCCAATAACTCCTTAGTACATTGGTCTATTTCGGTATTAGTTAAAATTGTCTTAAATAATATTTCAACTATTTTTTCTTCCATCGTTACAGTATTTATTTTTTAACATTAGGCTTAATTAAAAGACACTACATCCACTTCCACATTCATCTTCTAAATCAAACAAATCGTTTTTATAAATATATTCATCTGTTGCTTTTGTGAAAGGTTGTTGTGACATCTTTACTAAATCTTCAATAGTGTTATAACCTCTATAAAAAGTCATTCCGTTATTAGCTTCTAACAAATCGTTATAACTTGGCTTACTATCTATTTTTATTTGTCCGTATTCCTTAATCATTCTGTCCCACCAGTCAATTAAATTAGTCTCTTCTTTAATTATAGTAATTAGTTTTCTATTAGATTTAGCAAAACATAAATCACAATTACCTTTATATGCTTCAATACTAATTTTAACAGGTTGGTCTTTCCAAAACTTATTTCTTTCTTTTTGGCTTATCTTACGATCAATTAAAGGATAAAAAACATTGTTAGATTTATAATCTTTCCTAACCCTATCCATTTCATCAATTCGTAAACCAACTGCAACAGAATAATTATCTTTACCAAAAACACTTTTAGCATACTTTGTAAGTATTTCAAGCTTCATATCCCTATTACACCATTTATTTATTTTGCTTGGTATTCCTAACTTCTTAATCCCTTGTTCAAATATTTCCCCATTACGTTTAAGATTTTCGTAAGTAACTATGTTAGGAGTTACACCAGTTCCTTTTTCGTGAAATTCAGCCTCTAACCAAACCAAGTTCAATTTAAAATGCTTATCACATTCATTCATAAAATGTAAACTTTCTTTACGTTCTTTGCTTGTATTTGCCATCACATTAATAATATTATGATCAGGAAACCAATCACGTAACTTAATAGCCATCATAACACTACTATAACCAGCAGATACAGAACAAAATATATTTTTATTTGATTTGATCATCATATAAATTAACTAAGCCTAACAAAGTGTATATTGCATAGCCTATCGGCATACGCACCATACACAATGCGTTAGTTACAATTTTTGAATTTTAGTTTTAATCATTCTACGAACTTCCGCATCAGAAGAACTATTTCTAATTCTTTGAATAGTTTCGTGGTCAAAAACAGAATAACTAACATCAAATAATTTCAATAACTCTTTAGTGCATTGTTCTATTTCGGTATTAGTTAAAATTGTCTTAAATAATATTTCAACTATTTTTTCTTCCATCGTTACAGTATTTATTTTTAACATTAATACTAAGTCCATTGCTCTGCCATAGCTTTTGCAATTCCTGGGAATGTCTTGCTCCTTAATTTAGCTCTCTCGTCTTTTGGCAACCTCCATGCTTCAGCGTACCATGCAGGCATAGTTTTACCACTTTTAAACTCTGTTCTTTTTGGTGGTTCAACAATATTTGTTGGCTTTAATTCTGGCAATCCTTTTAACCATAAGCAGGTCTTTTTTTCAAACGCATCCCCAAATTGATAAGGGTTTATTATTTGATCAGGCTTTCTCCATTCGCTACTTATTATACCTACAGGATTTTCAATGGCTATCCTATCACATTTAGCATTAGCAAACAACATAAAAAACTTGATAGCTTCTTTCCGGTCAGCGTGTCTTTTTATTGCTTTCTCACCGTATCTTTCAATGTTAAACCATCTATTCCCTGTTACTGTTAAGAAAGTGCATGGAGGGAACGCAATTATCATATCCCATTTTTGTTTTAATAGTTCTGTTACATCTTGTTGTAGATGCCATTCTGGATGACCACCACTACAGGGTAGTATATCACATGAGAATGCTTCGTGTCCTAACTTTCTAAATTCTTTTGTTACTGCCTGGCTTTCTTCGCAGGCTAATAATATTTTCATAATTTAATTTACTAATTAAGAAGTCTGAACACCAAAAATATCATCTTCATGGATAACCACATAATCTTCACCTTCTATCTTAAGATCAACAGCACCCAGAGGTTTAACAACAATCACATCTCCTTTACTAACTTCATCAGCAATAAACCTTGAAGGAGCAACCACCTCTAATAAATCTTCTGTTTTTTTATTCTTAAGGTAGTCTGGAATTATTAAGGTTGTGGATTGAAATATGTTTTTATACTTCTTACAAATGGACCACTTGTGTATTGGGATTATCTCTCCGTCTACGATTTTACAATATGAGCTAGTAGCATACTTAGCAATCATATCTCTAAAGAACCGAAAGAAAAACTTACCGTCTTCTGTTCTTCTCTCAAAATTAACTACATGATGATGAAAGTAAACAACATCACCTTCATCTATTTCATCCAAAGTAATATCATCTTTTTTTACTATACTACTAAGCCCTCTTGGCTTTCCTATTACCGTTCCTTTGTGAGGTATCAAAGAGGGATCTAAAGGAGCTGTGCCGTCTTCTTCCATTCTGGAGAATATTGTATCCATGTAAAGCTCTACCTCTTCTTCTCCTAGCTTTATAGTTTTTCTCAAATGCTGTTTCAAATCTATATCAACAAGCATAAAATCTTTTACATATATCATAGCTTCTCAAAAAAATAATCAAAAACTTCTTTAGTGTATATATCAAATTTACCGTCTGTATGCTTTACAACAAAATCTGTCTTAAAAGGAAACATAAAGGTGTCTTGTTTTGTTCCAACAAAGTCTAAAATTTCTTGAGCGTTTTTTCCGTTGTACTGTAATGCTTGAATTACTTCAGGTTTTTTTCTGTAAAAATTCATGTGTTATATAAAATTATTATTTAACGTTCTTCGTCGTACATATCTTGTACTCTTTCGTTTAACATTTCTAAAACATCGTCGCTATCCGTTAGTGATTCAAACATATCAGTAACATCATTAGCAGGATGTAATGGCTTTAAACGTGTTAAAACCTTATGGTATCCTATAACGCCACCTTCGTATGGAGGGGTGTCATAATCTCCAGGGCAGCTTTCTTCTATTTCCACATCTGTAAATGTGTACTCTATTCCTTTGAATGATAAATCTATATCCGTCATTTTAATTTAATTTTTGTTATTACTTTTTTATCTCTTTCGTTTAGTTTTTTTTGACACCTTACGGAGCAAACCGTAAAAATAGTGGTTATTTTACGGTTACATATTATGCAGTTACCAGGGAACAAACTTACTTGTAATTTCATATATGGTCTTTATAAAAATCCTTATCTCTAATAATTCTGCTTACAACATTGTATCCTATCACTAGGTCCAGAGATAATTTTCTCTTAGAGCGTGTCTGATGCAACATAATAACCTTTCTGACCTTATCTAAATCCTTTTCCACAGGGATAAGCTTTTTACCTCTTTTTTTAAATCCAAAAGGTGCTTTCCTGCTGTATACCTCTAAGTTCTTTTTTTTGTTTTGAAGAATTGTAGACGTTCTCTCAGAGATAATACCTCTTTCCATTTCGTTAAGAGATAGCATTAATGATATGAAGAACTTTCCTGTTGCTGTATTGGTATCTATTGATTCACCATTTAAGTCCAGGATTGACATTCCTATTCCTTCTTTATTAAGTGTGTCAATAAAAGTAAGACCGTCTATTACCTTTCTAGATATACGATCAAGCTTCCATGATACAACGTGGTTTATCTCTTTGTTGTCGATTCTTTCCTTAAGGACAGAACCTCCCGGTCTTTTGAATATTTTAGAACCTCCTGAGATGTCTTCGTCAATAATTATATCAACTACCTCATAATCTTTTTCTTTGCAGAACAGGACACATTTATCCTTCTGCATCTCTAATGAGTTATCTTGTTTGTTTGTAGATACTCTAATGTAAATAATTGCTTGGGTTTTCATAATGACTAATTTAATTATTTGTAATGACAAAACACACTTAAAGTATGTTTTTTTTTGAACAGGGTATAGGAGTAGTAGTTAGATTAATTCATCTATTATTGGATTGGACAAAAATGGTACAAGTCTAGAACGAAGTGATACTACGAACACTTAATCCCCAAACTAAACTTAGATAGATAAGAAGTATACATCATATCTAATTTAAAGAGAAACCTCGAATCGTAGTCATCACCTCCTTGGTAGAACTTTGAATCTGGAACGTATTGATGTTTTTCTACATCAACCTTTAAAAAAGTAATTAGATTATTTAACTTCTTATATATCTTCCCTTTTTTGTGAAAGATAGTGGGGTCGTCGTATACTCTTCTCAAAGCAGCAGCTCTCTGCTCGTCGCCTTTATATATCATTCCTGCCCTTTTCCTATCAGAGATAACTCTATTACGAGCCAGAGCGTTTAATGACCTTGAAGCGTCAATAAGGGAGCAACCCCAAATTTCTGCACATTTCTCTCTGGAGGCAGTTACCTCTAAGCTTCTAAAAAACTGCGAATGCTCTTGTAATTCTTCTGGAGAATTGAGTAACCAAGCTTTGAGACCTTTTATCCCAAAGCTTTTAAGGTACTTCGTTGACTTCTTGCTTGCTTTTCTTAATGCTTTTGTTTCTTGAGCAGAGATGTGTTCTCTTAGAGATTCAGCTCTAAGTAATTCTTTTATCGTATATATTTTACTTGATTGATGTTTTTTCTTTTTAGGTTTATTATCGTTATATCTGCAGTCTACTGACTTGCATATTTTTTTCAGTGATCTAAGGTAGATGTTTGGACCTTTTATGTCTATCCATCCTAAGCTTTGAAGAGCTTGTAGTCTTCTGTTGATAGTTTTAACAGAGAGTTGGGTATCCATTTCAAGGACAACCATTTCATAATCTTTCACACATCCGCTGTATTCTAGTGTTTTTAAATAGCAGTAGAACTCAAAATCTTTAACTTTTTTCTTGTTAAGGATGGCTTTTGCTAACCCAGGAACTAGGGTTATTTGTGTGAGTGATATATATTTGTTATATTTGATAGTATTAGTATTATTATTAGTAGTATTATTATTAGTATTATTATTGTTATTAGTATTATAGTTTTTTTAACTAAACTCAGTTTGGTTTTTAAATCTAGAGAAGCTTCGTTAGCTTTATGTTTTTATTTTTGATTGGTTTTTTAAAGTAAAACATTAAATCCAGATTCAAGATGTGATTTTCATTGATTGGTCTGGATTTTCTTTTTTCTGTTGTTCTCATTTTTTATTATAATATCGAATATTATTCTTTCGTGTTTGTAGGCTACTCTTCTTAAAAGTTTACAATATGGATATATGTCAAAGTAGTCATTAATTTCTTCAAAGGTACATCCTTTTTGTATTTTACTATTAAAACTTTTTTTATATTTTTCTATAATTTTAGAAAGTCTAGTACGGTAGCCATTTCTTATAAATTTAGTATATTTTTTCTCTTCTAGTGCAAAAAACTTTTTAACATTTCTGTGATCATTGAGCATAAAATATTTTTTATTAAGCTCGTTGTATGACATTATGTTATTTTGTATGTCGTATATGATGTCTTTTTTATTTTGTTCAAATCTTTTTCTAGCCAAAGAATTTCTTTTTGCTTTTTCTTTTACTATTAGAAGATCATTTGACACGTCTTCATTAAGAAGTTTACCTTTTAGTATTAGGAAGTGATTTGCTACGTAATTTTTTTTAGATATTCTTCTATCAACTAAGTGTTGACCATCTTCATACATTTTAGTGTAGTGATAGAATGTACATCTAGACTTTTTTGTTATTATTGAGAATGTTTCGTGTACATTTTTTGCTTTGTAGTCACCAAGAATCTCGTGTATTAGGTATGTAAACACAGCCATTGGACCAATATCTTCTGAGCTTCTTGATGGTGATATAAGTGTTTCCACTTCAAAGTATTCTTTAACTTTTTCAGCCAGTTCGGTTATTTTTTTTCCTTGGTTTGTAAGTTTATACTTTAGTCTTATAATGTTTTTTGCGTCTTCTAGTGTTTCACCACACTGTATTAGTAGAACTATTTCATTTAGCTCTTTATTAGTATATGTCATTTTAATTTTAATATAGGGTTTTTAAAGGGCTATCTTTTTTTCCCTTTGTGCAAACCATGTTTAGCGTGTTGCTTGCCTTGTTTGGTTGCTAATCTTTTTTTTCTGTTTGCCGCTGCTAGTTTTTTTCTACCTGCGGCAGTAGATTTAAGCTTTGTGATTGTTTTTTTAGGAGCGTAAACTTCTCCTGTTTCAGAAGATTTTTTTCCTGAAGCTGTTGTCCATTTTTGTTTAGTCCATTTGTCTAAACTTTTCTGAGATTTAGCTTTAGCCATTTAATTACTTTTTAGATTTATAACCTCCTCCTGCTGCCTTATATTTCTTAGCAAGCATTTGGGCTTTTCTTGCAGACCACTCTCCAGCGTTACCTCCTTTAGATCCTGCTTTTATTTGATTAAAAAGCTTTTTCCTCATTGTTGGTTTTGTATAGTTACCAGCTTTGTTTACTGTGCTTTTCTTGGCTTTCATCTAATAGTATTTATTTGTTTTTTTTCTTACCTGTTGCTTTCTTTTTTGTTGTAATTTTTTTTACTAATTTTTTATTACCGCTTCCGTATTTCATCTCAATAAATTTAATTTTTTTCAATATACGAAAAAATACTTATTAACAAATTGTAATTGCAAGCTCGTACCTCGCCAGTCGCACAAGCTCAATTACAATTATGTTATATGCAATTAAATTCACATTACGTCTTTTATGGGAGCATCTCTTCGTATAGTTGCGAAATTATCATTAACTAATTTATTAATAGACTCATAGTTTTTAGGGGATTTTCCACCATTGAACCATTCAACATAATATTCATTAGAATCTTTTATTATCTCCCCTTCCCATTCAACACCATCAGCAAAAAAATCAATATGGTAGCCAGTATTATGCGAATTATCACCCCTATCTAAATCAACATCTGTAGTAACCAAATAAATGCTGTAACAAAATAATATATTCATCTTAATTAAATTTTACTATTTAACAAAAAGCATATAACAACGTATATGCAGTCATTCGTACCTCACGCCTCATATACAAGCGTTACCTAGATCTTAATGCTAAACAAGCGATTAAGAATTTTAATATTAAGAATACTATAAAGTAAATCATGATTCTTTGATTTGAATAATTCCTAAGTCACTTTCGTAATTAAATCTTTCGCATTCTGTTGGTATGTTGATTGGGGGTATATATCCTGCGTGTATTGTTATTACTTCTCCGTTGAATACGTATGCTATACCTTTACCTCTTAAGTATTCTTTAGGAGTACCTTCTGGCATCACAGCGTATCCTTCATTAATAAAACCGATAGGGTTTTGTTTGAAGAAGTGAACCATTTCTTCTCTGAAGTTTGCTTGTTGTTTTCTTTGATGGCTTAAATTTCCTAGCCATGTTTTAATTATTTTCTTGATGGTCATTTTTGCTGTTGTATAGGTTTTAGATCTTCTGATTAATGGGTTAATTTGTATCCCTTTATCATTTATCAACACACCTACGTTCATCATTTTGTCGATGTCTTTTTGTTGGTCCAGGTGTTGTTGTGAATTTTTTTTAATTGTGAGTCCTTGTTTGAACTCTTGAAATAAGTTTTCCATGATATTTATTTTAGGTATAATCGTTTGTATAATTTGTAGCTTGATATGTAACTAATTGTGCAAGCTCCGAGGAACATCCATATATTAAATAAGAATGGAGCAGAGATTGTTGATGTTAGCCATATTGCTATTAGAATGTTGTTAGTCATAAGCTTTCCAATTTAGTACTCTTCTGACATCGTGTCCTTCTATTTCTAGTAGTGTTTTAATGTCGTAATAAGATTGTTGTTTTTTTGTTTTAATTACTTCCCATTTCCTTTTGAATGAGCTGTCTATAAATTTAATAACAAAGGTTTTCATATTGAGTGTCACACATTTATTATAGTTCACAAAAAACAACATTACTTTCATCTGTCATAACACAGTATAACTCTTCATCATTTTTAGACAATATAATATGCTTAGGCTCTTCGTAATCTTCTTCTTCTCCTATTGTGTATCCTTCTGTGTAGCAATACAATTCAAAATGTTCGTTTATTTTTATTGTTTCACCCCTTTGAATGTTGTTTACCATTTCAAAAGTTATTTTTTCGATTGCTTTTTCTTCTAAGTTTTCCATGACTGTTTGTTTTTAAGGTTACACATTTATTATTAGGCTCTATAATATATAAGAGCCTTTATCCTATCACATATTGATTGTTCTAGTTCAGAAGCCAGGTCATATCCGTTATTGCCTAAATTACCTAAACATCCGATTGAAAATATATTAAAATAATACTCAGGGGCTAGGGTTTCGTATAACCCTTCGTTAATTTTTCTTGATACAATAGATACATCTATTTTTTGACATTGTTCAAATTCTCCTACGCCTTCAGCTTTTATTGTTTTGTACATTTCAAAGCTAACTTTAACGTGGTTCTTGCCTTGTGTAAATTCAGGAAATGGAATCCTGTGTCTGTTATTATCTATCCAATCAAAGTCACATCCTTCAATATCGGCTTCTGTTATTTTAGAATATATTTTACTGATTGTTTCTCTTAGTATGTCTTCAAACTGGTTAAGAATAGTTTTATTGATCTTGTTAGCATTTGCTTTTTTCTGTTCAATTTCTGAATGAGTTTTAGAAATTATTGTGAAGATGTTGTCACTTGCAACATCCTGTTCGTCAAATTTTAAAATTACTGTTTTCATGATTGTTTGTTTTATTTGGTTCTAATAATAATTATATCGTTTAATGTTGCTCTATCTGAAATATCTAGTTCGTGTATTTCATTTATTTCCTCTTGTTCGTATCCATTACTAAATGTGAAATGTTCTATACCTTCTTCTCTTGTTTCTGCATTGTATGTAGGAGGAGACCAAGACACTTTAAACTCTTTTTTTTGATATTCTTTAATGAATCTGATAACGGATTCAATAGAGTATAGGCTAGTTCTTTTTTGTTTCAACCCTGAATCTATGTCTACCACAAAGAAAGACCATTCTTCGTTCTCGAAGTCATCTTTATCTGAGTTAGGGAAATAGACTGATAGATCATATTTCTCGTTGTGAATAGAGTCACAGGCATCATTAGCCCATGAACTGTCTGTAAATCCTTCTATTTCTTTTTGTATTTGTTCAAAATACTTTTCTGATTTTTTTGGTGAATGTATCATGATTGTTTGTTTTTAAGGTTACACATTTATTATTAGCAACAATTACATTCATTCCAATTTTTACCATTACGGCAAGTGAGTCCCATAAGAGAAGCAACGAATAGATATTCGTCAGTTCCAAAACAGTAGTATATATCTATACCGTTCACCGTGTCTTCATATTGGATATTTGAAATTGTTTGTTCGTTGTAGTCTACTTCAGTCCAATCAAGGCTTTTAGCGTACTTTTTAGCTTTTTCAATTCCTTCGTATCCTTGGATACTTGCTTCAAAAAATTCTTCTGTAACTTTCATGATTGTTTGTTTTTAAGGTTACACATTTATTATTAGTAAATACAAGGATCTTCCATTATCATTAATTCAACTTCCCATCCTTCATTAGGTTTTACATTCTCTTCTAGCCAATCATTGTCAACATATTCGTATGAACCGTCTTCATGATTGTATAAACTAATTTCATTAGCGTATTTAATATCTATGGATAGGTTTTCACGTTTGTTATTATATAGTGTGTGTTCTACAAAACCAGTCAAAAAGCCTTCTAGCTTGAATAGTTGTACATCTGAGTATCCACCTCTGACATCAGCACCTAGATGAAGCTGTAATAATACGTATGGTTCACCGTCTATAGTAACCCGTTGACCTTGGAATACGTGGTCTGTGTTGTTTTCTTCGTTGTAAGTGTTCCATTGTTCACCTTTGAACTCTACTTCATAATACTCTGAAAAAGTCGCTATATGGTCCTCTAAATCGTTTTCTTCTACTTCTCCTGCCCAATGTATATTGTTTTCACGTAGGTATTCGTTTACAGATTCACACACTTCGTCATATTCTAATACTTTTTTGAAGTAATGGTAAGTGTTTACGGTTGCGTATTGGAATTTATCGTCCCAATATTCTATAGTGGCTTCAGGTTCTGACTCAAAGTCACGTTCTTGATTTCTTTGCCATGCTCTTCCATCAGTTCCACCACTATCTAAAAAGTGTTTTCCTGTGTTTTCTGTGAAGAGTTCTTGTAATACTTGTTCTATTGTTTTCATGATTGTTTGTTTTTAAGGTTACACATTTATTATAATGCAGGATGATCATCATTAACCACGTATATATGTACATGACTAGCATTTTTAGGTCGCCACTTACCCGTATAGTTTATGTTTACGTATTTCATTTCACTTCTAGACTCTACCCATTCCAAAACTTTATCTGCATCAGCGTAGTTTTTACAAGCCCATGCACATTTTGAACCACCTTTTCCTTTACCCCATCCAGACATAAATTTATCGGTGGCAGTGATCAGGATTTTGTGTGTTTCGAATTGTTGTTCTGTTCTGTCGTCAACTAATATAGTTTGACCGTTGTTGTACGTTGTTTCCATTGTAATAGAATTTTATATTATAGGTTCACTTTATAGGCTGAACAATTTACCTTTTACTAATATAGTTATTTTATTTTGTACTGACAATAGTAAAATCATTAAAGTTTGTTTTTATTATTAAATCTGTTCTGTTTTCTTGTATCCATTTTTTATACCAAGATTGTAAAAATTTCGGCGCAGGTTCTAAATCTCCAAAAGACCAAGATGTTCTGTCGTCGTTTTCTATATAGAATGTATCGTTTACTTTGTAAATTGGATTGTTTCTAAGATCTTTATATACTTCAAAGTTTTTCATTTTGTTTGGGGTTTTAGTTTGTGCGACATTGCACATTTAATATAGAAACCCTCTAAAGGTTCGAACTTTACAGGAGACACCATATAAAATTTGTCTGAGGGTTTTAGCTTTTTTGTTTATCATCGCTTGCAAGCTGTTAAACAATACGATTGCAATTTTCAGTTGATTGCTAACTATATATAGGTAAGGTGACACATTTAATATATGCCACCTTACAAGTATACCATATAAGAATACAGCATATAACATAATAATTTATTTGTCTATACTTTTAGTTTTTTTCTAAACTGTTTTTTAAAACTATGGTTAACTGACACCATAAAGGTAATATTCACTTTTATAGCTTTTTACACAATATAGTTTGAATATTTAATTTTTTTCTCTTAGAGCTGTTTTAATCTAAGTCTAAAATTTTGATAGGAATTTTCAACCCCGTATTTAGTAACGGTCACAAACTGCCCATTTTTAAAGTATGCATCTAAACACTTTTGTTTGTGAAATTTTATTTCAAAGGATCACTTTTTAAACACGTATTAAAATTGGTTATTGTTAACACTATAAAAAGCCCGTAAAATGTTTTATTTAATATATGTTTTAAGCCCGTTTTAAATTTTGTTTTTTGTTAGTTAGCACTTTTTAAGGTATCGCTTTTACTATGTTGATACTGTAGCCAAAAAACAAAAGATAAAACAAGTTTTAAACTTTACATTTTAACAAAAGAAACAAGGAACTTGTGTTTTTTTCTCATCAGTACGGCTTTAAACACTCTTAACCGTAGACTAGAGCTAAAAGCCCTAGTTTCGAATTTTTAAGACTCCATAAATACTTTGAACTGTTCTAAAATATTGATTAAATCAGTTTTAAAGTTTTCGGGCTTTTTACGGTTAAAGCTTAATCCGTAAACTTTTGAATGTAAATTAAAAAGGGTTTTGATGTCATCAGTTAAAATATTTTTACCATCAATTAAAATATTAATTTTAGCACTCGTTTTAATTAGGGCAAATTTTCCCGTGACCTTTAAATCACAAACAGCGCAAAGCTTTTTTGTTACTTTATTAACTACTGTTGACACCTTGCAATTATCCGCAACATTAATTATTGCAACTGTTTGCGCTGTTAATTCACCTTTATTAGTGTTGTTTAATTCTATTGAAACTTTCATTTTTTTGATGCCCTATTAAGGGTCTTTATTAAATTTTGCCTTACTTGATACGGTGCAAAGCTTTACCGTTTTAACAAAGTACGTTTATATAAATGGATAAATCAAATAAAAATTAAACTTTTTTTTCAATTATCTTGTAAGTAGTTGATTATCAACTAAATACATTTTATTAATAGTATTAAAAAACCCAGGTAAAAACTAATTAAATTTAAAAAAAAGGGTTTCAAGGTGACACATTTAGTAAAAAGAAACAATAGTAATAATACTATATAAGATAGAGACAAAAGAAAAGGATAAAAGGAAAGATCTTTTAAAGTGATGGACTAAAAAAATAATATTGGATAGGATTAAACAAAGCTTTTAAACAGATACAAAACTTTTTAAAACTATCTACGTTTTGAACTTTTCCCCAAACAGAAACAAAAACAAAGTTTTCTTACACGTTCGATTGAGTACATGTAAACAACTGATTAATAAACAGTTAAGCAATACAGGACCAAAACAAAAACAGTAAAGCGAAACGAAACAAAACCAAAAACGACCCCACCCCCCAAAAGTTTTGCGACTCCCACAGGATCGCTACACCCCGTCGCACACCGCTATAACCCCACCCACACAACCACAGAGAACTTCTAAGAAGACCTACCTTTATTTTAGACCCTTAGCCTCACTCACCTTGTTTTATTGCTTCTAGGGGCTTATATAGATGTTTATTTACTTAACCGTAATGCATTATGGTTTGCATAAGTGCGGTTTTTTATTTAAGGAGGATTTGTTTATTTGTTTGGGTATTTATATATTGCATATTGAATTACGTCTTGGTTATGTAAAGTGGATGGTCTCCACTCGGGTTTAGGCGATAAAAGTTATGTAAAATGGGGTATGTATATTTGAAGCATGATGAGAGGAGGTTAAAGTATGATCCTTTGTATATTGTTTGGTTGGATAAGTTTGTGAGTTTAAGGAAGTTGAGGGGTATTAGTCGGAAGTATGTTGCTCATCACATGGGTTTAAGTTACAGGACTTATTATGCTAAGGAGGTTTGTATATCTAGTTTTAAGATATATGAGTTGGTTCAGGCTTTTAATGTTATTGGTTATAATTTGGATGTTGTTGTTGCTGATATATTCAGTCATACTAAGAGGGGCAAGCGTATAGAGTATAAGCATGTAAGTTCGGACAGGAAGAAGAGTTAGTTTATTTTTTTTAGTTTTTTATTATGTCGGATATAAGGCATTTGGATGGTGATGGAAAGAGGATAGTTTGGGTAACTCGTAAGGGGTCTCATTTTCATTTGGAGGATTTGCATGACAATCATTTGTTAAAGATTTATGAGAATCAGATTAGGTATCGTCCTGAGAATCCTGTTTTGGATTATTTATGGTCTGAGATAGAGTTTCGGGGTTTGGAGGTTTAGTTGTGATTTTGTGTAACAAAATATTGGTTAGTTAGTTTAGGTATCGTGGATGGCGTTACCTTTTTTTTATTTTTTTTATGGTGGGTATTATATTTGATGAGGGTAAGTTTTTGGAGAGTCATCGTTGTTATGTTTTGAATAGTGTTGAGAGGGTTGGGAGACCTTATTTGGATAGGTTGAAGGAGTATGCTTATGATAGGGGTTTGATGTTATGCAGAAAATGTTATAGTGTTTATGAGAAAAATTGTGCCGAGTGTGGCAAAGTGGGTTAATGGTAATTTCCCAGAGATAGATTTGGATTGTTTGCGTTCTGATGAGGAGTTGTTTTATTTGTGTTGGTTGAGTGAATTGTGTGATGCTGGGTATGTTGATAATGTTTGGTATGAGTATACTACGTTTGAGTTGTATGGTGGTTATGAGAAGTTGTATGAGGAGCGTTTAAAGACGAAGGTTAATCATAAGTGTGAGAGGTTGATAAAGCCTACTGTTTATACTCCTGATTTCAAGGTTGAGTGGACACAGAAGGCTGAGGGTGTTTTTTATTATGATTATGTGGATAAGGAGAGGTTGACGAGTAATAATAAGCCTTTGTATCATTTGGGTAGTAGGTTGGTGAGTCATGTAGAGATAAAGCCTGTTCACAATCAGAATAATATGACGAGTTATGCTCAGTTGAAGATTAATTGGTTGTTTGCTACTCAGGGGGTTTATGTTAATATGTTTAAGATACCGACTATGTTTGGGATGAATTTTTATCCTGGTGAGTATTTGGTTACTGATATAAAGCGTTCACCTAGGAATGTTGGTTTGTCTGTTATTGGGGATTACTTAAAATAAAATGTTTATATTGGTCTAGGGGTTTTCATATTGACTAATTAAGAGGGGGTGTTTTTTTGTTTGTTTAACACCCCTTTTTTTTGTTTATTGTGTCACATTTATGGTAAAAAATAATTGTTATATATTTACAATATGGACAGGGATGTTATTGACAATGTTTATCAGTTGATAGTTTTGAATAAGACGTTGGGTGATACTCCTGGATTTGTTTGGCAGATTGGTAAGAGTTATCGGGTTGCTGGGCAGAGGTTTGAGTGTTCTAGGATATTGCATGATGACACAGCGTATCATTTTAATGGTCAGAGTCGTTGGGTAGTTTTTTTGAAGGCTTCTACTGGAGAGGAGTTCAAGCATGCTTATTATGAGAATGCTAGTTTAGAGGTTAAGAGGGGAGTTCCAGAGCATTTATTAGTTTAGTATAAGTATAAATTTAAAAATAAGAAATAATGGCAATTACATTAAGTACGTTAAATATTGTTGATAAGAGTGGTAATACTACTACTGTTTTATCGGACAAGGTAAAGGCGGTAAACTCTTTTGAGGGTGACGTTGATGTGGAGATTGATGTTTATGGTCAAGATCCTCAGATTATAAAAACACAAAATACGGCAGCTACGGGTAGTGTTACTTTGAACTCAGGTTCTGGAACTATCACAGATTTGACTGTTAATGCTTCAGGAGGAGCAGCTTTCAGTATTTTTGATACTGCTACGGCTGTGTCGGGAGCTTCATTGAATGAGCTTGCTTCTAACTTGGTTACAGCGATAAATTCATTTGTTACTGTTCCTAATTATTCAGCCAGTGCTGCAGGTGCGGTTGTAACTATCTCTGCTGATAAGGCTGAGGCTGATACTCCGAATACTTTTGTTGTTGCCACTACTGTTACTGGTACATTGGCTAAGACGGATGTGAATTTGTCTGGAGGTACTAATCAGAAGAGTCTTATAGACGCAGCGTTGACTAGCTTTAGCATTAATGTTACTCTAGAGAATGGTGCTACTAAGGCGTTGAATGTTTTAAGAATCAGGTCTGTAAATCAGCAGCCAGGTGGCGGAAGTTTAATTTACTACAATGAAGCTGGTAATACTTTTCAAAAAGTTGAGGAGGTTCTTTGTACTCAGTCTTTTTCACAAGTTAAGACTTTAATAGACGCATTATAATATTTTCCATGTTGTATTGATTTATGTTTAATTGTTTTATAGCCCTAGCTTTTATAGTTAGGGTTTTTTATTATATTGGGGTTAAGTTAAAATTAAAATTAAAATGAAATTAGAAGATATTAAGGACGTAAAGGTCCGTAAGTATGTTCGTGGTCTTCAGTTAAAGCTTGAGGAGTTTGAGGCGAACACTACTAAGGTTAAATCTTTTTTAGCTTTAAAAAACTTTATTACGCAGAATAATAAGTTGTTGACTAATTATCGTGTGTCGGATTCAGCGGATGAGCTTTCTGACAAGGAGGATAAAGCGTTGGAAAGGGGTTTAAAATTTTCGGAGAAGCTTGATTATCTACAGACGTTGTTGGATAAGATGTATGGAGAGATAGGGGAGATTCCGGAAGAACAAGGGAAACAAAAGGCTGCTTCAGCGTATGAGCAGGTAATGAGAGATTTGCGAAATGGGTAAATTGTCTACAAGGGCAATGCGCCCAAATATTTTTAAAAGAGTTAGAGAGATAACCTTAAATGGGAATATTGAGTTTACTGTTAATCTTCCTGGTCCTCCTGCATATTATAAGATTGCTAACTGGGATAAAAAAATAAAAGACCAAAGGTGGATGATTCCTGATTGGATTTTATCTCAACGGGATTTTGACATGCTTGACATGGATAATCAGATTGATTATTTAAAGCAGGTTACTTACCACAGGATAAATGGCTATTGGTTTTACAATCATGGAAACATTGAGTATTTAACGGGTGATCATTTTTTTTATTTATCGTTTTGGAGGATTGATGGTATTGTTCCTTATTGGAAGGATAGCGATTCTGTGTTTTTTTATGTTGAGCGTCATTGTCAGATGCTGGATTCTTGTTTGGGGTGGATGCAGGTTACTAATCGTAGGGATGGTAAAACTGGTAAGGCTACTTCTATTATTTACAATCGTATTACGTTAAGTTATGATGCCAATGGAGGTATTCAGAGTAAGACGAATAAGGATGCCAGTATGATCTTCAAAAAGATGGTCAAGAGTTGGCAGAAGTTGCCTGATTATTTAAAGCCTGAAGATTCGGGTGACACTAATCCAAGTTCAGCGTTAAAGTTTGAAGAACCAGCCAAGAGGAGTACTAAGGGTGGTAAGAAGATTTACAAGGAGGTTTTAAACTCTATGATTGATTACAAGCCTTCTGTTGAGAATGCTTATGATGGTAATAAGTTGAAGTATTACTATGATGATGAGTATGGAAAAACTACTGAGGTGGATGTTAACGAGCGTTGGCAGGTTGTCAAGGAGTGTTTGGTCCAGGGGAAGAATATTGTGGGAAAGAGTTTGCATACTACTACTGCCGAGGAGATGGAGGATAAGGGTGGAGCTGCTGCTAAGGATATGTGGGATGACTCTAATATTTTGGAGTCTGAGGTTCAGGGTAGGGAGTTTACTGTTTCTGGATTATTGAGATGGTTTAAGCCTGCCACTCATGGTTTGGAGGGTTTTATAGATAATTATGGGTATAGTGTTGTTGAAGACCCTAAGCGACCTGTTGTTGGTATTGATGGAAAGAAGATAGAGATAGGTAGTCTTACTTATATTAATCGCAGGAGAAAGGGGTTGTCGGGAAACAAGTTAGCAGGTGAGAAGAGGAAGTATCCTTTGACTATTGATGAGGCTTTTATTGAAGAGGGGAAGTTGAGTCCTTTTGATATTATTAAGTTGAATGACCAAATATCTTATAATGGCACACTTAATAATAAGGTCATACAAGGAAACTTCGTATGGATAGACAGACATAATTTAGAGGTAGGTTGGCAGCCTTCGGTTCATGGAAGGTGGAAGGTGTTATGGATGCCTGTTGTAGACGACAGGAATAAGACGATACAAACTTCTAGGGGTTTAAAGCCTCGTAACTTTGATAAGTTTGTAGCAGGGTGTGACCCTTTTGACCATAAGTTTACTACTGACAACAAGAAGTCTAATGGAGCTAGTTATGTGTATAGGAAGTTAGACCCTTTTGACCAGGAGCATAGTGATACTTTTGTTTGTGAGTATGTTAATCGTCCTGCCACTCCTGATATGTTTTATGAGGATATAGCTAGGCAGTGTATTTTTTATGGTTGTGAGTTGTTGTGTGAGAACAATAAGATTGGTTTAATAAATTGGTTTGAGAACAATGGTTATGGTGGTTACTTAATGGACAGACCTGACTTTACTCATACTGATTATAGCAGGAAGCGTCAGAAGGAGAAGGGGATACCCATGAACTCGGAGGCTGTTAGGCAGAGGGCTATAGAGGTTACTGAGAGTTTTGTGTATGCTAATACTGGTTATGACTTTGAGAACGACTTTTACGGAAAGGTATTTTTCAATGATTTATTAAAGTGTTGGATAAAGTTCAACCCTCAGAAGTGGACAGATTATGATGAGTTTGTTGCTGCCGCTTTGTGTCTGTTTGGCAAGGAAAGGTATGTAAGGAAAAAGACTAAAAAAAGTACTCGTTCTGTGGGTAGATTTATCAAAACATATAATAGGCGTAGTGGTTTCAAGTGAGTTAAAATAATTGCTTACATTTGTTAGTATAACTATTTTTTAGTAAGAGAATGACAAAATCAAATACTAAGCTTCCTAATTTTCCGAATCCCACCTTATCTAAAGAGGAGAAATCAACTAAAAAATACGGATTAGGTTGTGCGAAAGCGATATACGGAAAACATAGGGGTACTGATTGGTCGGTTTATAATAAAATCGCAAAATTTGTAGAAAACAGAAAAGCGGCTGAAGGTTTGTCTAGTGTTGATAAGTTTAAGGATTTATTGGACTTAAATGGAGATACTTCTTACTTAAATTTAGATTGGCAATCTATTTCTGTTATTCCTAAGTTTGTACAGCTAGTAGTTGGTGAAATGATTAACCAAGAGTTTAAGGTTAATGCTGTTGCTATGGATGAATCTTCAATGGAAAAGTTTGAAGAGGAAAAGAATAAGATATACGCCAATATGCTTATGGCTGAGTTTTCTCAAAAGATGGAAGCTGAGACTGGTTTCTCTTTGGTTGACAAGTCCATTCCTGTTCCAAAAGATTTGGAGGAGGCAGATGTTTTAATAGAGACAACTTTAAAGCAGGCTGTTGAGATAGCTATGGAGGTTTGTGTATCTTTTGTTTTACGAGCTAACAATTTTGACAAAGAGGTAAAAGAAAGGTTAATTAGGGATTTAGTAGTTATAAAGATATGTGCTACTAGAACTTATTTTGATGACAATAATGACATTAAGGTAAGGTATGTAGATCCTGCTAATTTAGTTTTGCCGTATTCAAAAGACCCTTACTTTAGGGATACTCCTTATACGGGTGAGATATTAAAAATGAGTTTTCATGATTTTGTTGCTTTGGTTGGGGATGAGATGACTGATGAGCAGTATTATGATATTGCCAAAAGGGTAGGTAAAAAAGATATAGCAAACGATGGATTAACTCAAGAGAATGGTAGGTATTATCAGTCACCTTATTACGGTAGGGGTCAGGTTGATGATTTTTACATTGAGGTTTTAGATTTTGAGATTAGGTCAACAAACCATGAATTAACTTACGAGCAAAAATATATTAGCAAAGGAAATTTTTTCTTAAATAAAAAGAAAACGGGTTACGAGCCTAAAAAATATAGTAAGAAAAAAAGAGAGGTAACCAGAAAGAAGGTAGAAGTTTTTTATGAGGGGTTGTATGTTATAGGTTCTGATTATATCTATAAGTATGGTCTTCAAGAAAACATGAATAGACCTAAGAAGAGTGGTGCTTACTGTTCTGAGGTTAAGAGTAGATATAGCATTATTGCTCCAGGTATGTATGACATGGAGAATAAGTCTATGGTAGAGCAGATGTTGCCTTTTGATAATCAGATGACTTTAGCTTATTTAAAGCTTCAGCAGCAGATGATTAAGGCTAGACCGGCAGGTTTGGCTGTTGATTCTTCTTCTTTGGAGGATGTGTTAAAAGGCAGAGGAGAGGATTTCCTAGACCCGACTGATATTGTAGAGATCTTTGATCAGACGGGTAATTTATATTACAGAAGCGAGGACTCGGAGTTTGGTGGAATGATTAATCAGAAGCCTATTCAAGAACTTGCTAATGGTCTTAGTCCAAGTGCTTTGTATTTCGTTGAGGTTTGGAATCACAACTTAAATATGATAAGGACAATTACGGGGTTGAATGAAGCTAGGGATGGTTCTACTCCTTCTTCTAAGGCTTTAGTTGGTGTTCAAAAAATGGCTGTTAACATGAGTCGTAATGTTACTAGGTCTTTGAATGACGCTTATATCTATAGTTTTAAGTCTTTGGCTGACAATATATCTATGATGGTTCAAAACAAAGCTGTTGCTGATGGGTTAAGGGGTTATGAGCTTGCCTTGGGCAAAGAGGTTGTTGATGTCGTTAATATTGTCAAATCTTTAACTTTAGCAGAGTTGGGTATTGAGATTGAAATACTTCCAACCGCTGAGGATATGCAAGAGTTGAATATCTTAATAGAGAAAGCGATAACTGCTCAATCAATAGAGTTGGAAGACGCTATGGAAGTTAAGGACGTTGCTAAGGTTAACATCAAGAAGGCGACACATTTATTAAAGAAAAGAAGAAAAGAAAAGCAAGAGTCAGATATGGCTATAGCGGCAAACGCCTCACAACAGAATGCTCAAGCACAGATGCAGTCACAGCAATCTGCCGCTCAGTCTGAGATGCAACTAAAACAAATGGAGCATCAGATGGACATGGAAAAGCTTCAAATGGAATATCAGTTAAAGATGCAATTAGAGCAGATGAAAGCCAGAACAAAAGGTATGGCAGACGCAGAGGTTGCTATGATTAATAATGATGAAAAACTAAAGCAGATAGATGCTGCTAAAAAAAATAATATAGATGACACTTCCATAGGTAATTCGGTTAGAGAGCCTCAAGTATTTAGAGGGGTGGGAGATAGCAGAAAATTAGATTAAAAATTTTTATTATATATTAGTTAAATCGTAAATTAAAATTAAAATGAGTTTTGAAGATTTATTAAAAGCCCAAGGGCTTGAGGTTGTTGGTTCTGGAGATGCGTCAAGAGAAGACCAACCAAAACAAGAAGTTGAACCTCAACAGGAGGTTAAAGATACAGAGGAAACCCCTCAACCGGAAGCTAAGGAGGAAGCCGAGGCAGAGGTTAAAGAGATTAGCTTTGAGGACTCTTTTAAAGAAAAATACGGTTCTTTAGAAGATTTGGAAGCTAAGTTAAGTTCTTTGGAAGAAAAGGCAAGTGCTTCAAAATTTGAAGACAAGTACGAGTCTGATAGTATAGATAGACTAGAAAAGGTGTTAGAGTCTGGATTTTCTTGGGAAAAGATTAAAGAGATTGCAGATATTAAGACGCTAAATGTTGATTCATTAGATGGTCGTCAAGCATTATCTAAAATGTTAGAAATGAAAGACGGTTTATCCACAGCAGAGATAAATGCGAAGTTAAGGGAGTATGACAAACTTAATGATGCAGATGTTGACTTAATGGATGACGATGAGAAAATCGAACATAAAGCAGCTTTAGCACGTTATGATAGGCTACAAAAGGAAAGTAAAGATTTCTTAAATTCTGTAAAGAATGATGAGAAATATTCTTTGCCAGACTTGAAAAAACCTACAGATGACAAAGAACTAATAGAGAAGCAACAAAAAGAATTTGAAGAATTGAAGAATCGTTATGAGTCTTCTGTTTCAGAATCATTAAAAGAATTTAACTCAGTAAGTCTTAAACTCGGAGAGGATAATGAATTTACGTTTGAGTTGAATGATGAGATGAAGCAAAAGGTTCAGGAAAGGATGAATGGAATCAATGAGTATTATACCAACTTCGTTAGTGCTAACGGTGTAGATTATAATAATATGAAGGAGACTATCGCCAAGGAACTTTTTTTCGATCAAATATTGAAGTCGGCAGTTGAGGCTAACATTAACAAAGGCGAGATAAACGCTGTGAAGGAGATTAACAACGTAGTTGATAAATCTAAGAAATCACAAGCGCCATCTTCTAATGCTAGTGTTCAGGATCAGATAATTGACGGTTTCTTAAAAGGTCAAGGAATTAGATAATTTTAAAAACTAAAAAAAATGGCATTACCATATCAAGGAGGTAGTTTTAACAGAGTTGGAGATTATAACTTTGTAACTACAATGGATTTACACAAGCCAGAGATTGAGTCAGAATTAACTCAAACTTTTGGTAATCAAATGTTAACAGGAATGTTATCAATGATTGGAGCAGAAAAAGGTGTTTCTGCTTTGGAGTATACTCACTACGAGGAAGAAAGAATTTACCCTAAGCTTTACGCTACTTCAGCAGGAGCAGGAGCAGGAGCGCAAGCAACTTTCACAATGGCTGCATCATCTAAATATGATGTTCCAGAATTTGCTTCTCCTTATGATGGAAGTACTACTTCTTCTATTACTATTCCAAGAAGAGGTGAATTAATCTTAATTAAACCTGCATCAGGAATTGTTTCTGCTGACAGATACATTAAGGCTATTATAGACGAGGTTACTGCAACAACTTTCAAAGCTTCGCCTTTGGATTCTGGCGACAGTGTTCCAGCTATAGGTTCAGCTCAAGAAATCGTTATCTACGGTAACGCTTACGGAGAGGGTTCTATGCAGCCAGGAGCTAGACAGACTAAAGTTAAAAAAGAGATTAACCAAATTCAGACTGTAAAAGGAACTTATGAAGTTACTTCAACAGAAAGAGACATGTTATCTTGGGTTGACTTTGTAGGTAAAGACGGTAAGGCAGGTAAGATGTACTACCTAAAAGGAGAGGCTGATGAGTATAAAAACTTCATGTCTCAAAAGGAATTGACTTTACTTTTGGGTGAGAAGCTTAACAACGATACTGTAGCTAATGCTTGGGTCGCTAGTTCTGACGCTAACTCTGGACCAATTTCTCTAACAGAGGGTCTTATACCAGGTATCCTATCAAAAGGAAACACTTCTGCTTACTCTCAAGCTACAGGTTGGGACAAGCAAGATGCTGAGTCTTTAGTTAAGGTTTTGGATAAGCAAAAAGGTTCTAAGAGCAATCTATTAGCTCCAGGAATTGACTTATCTATTGCGATTGACAACACTCTAGCTTCTTACAAGACTGCAGGTGCTATTACTTATGGTAACTACACTTTCTCTGAAGAGGCAAGCGTAAACTTCCAGTTTGACAAGTTCAAGATTGATGACTACATCTTCTCTAAGAAGAAGTTTGATTCTTTCAATGACCTTCAGACTTTAGGTGCTGATGGTTTTGGTTTCACAAACGAAGGTCTTGTTATCCCAATGGATCAGACTAGAGATGCTGGAACAGGAGAGAAGACTAATCACTTAAGACTTCGTTACTTGGTTAATCCTGCTACAGGAGAAAGAAATCAAAGATCGGAGATTATTGATAACTACAAAATCACTGGTAAGGATACTTATAGCGTATTCTACAAGGACAATGTAGGTCTAGAGTCTTTCTGTTTGAACAAGTTCGCTTACATCAAGCAAGGATAATTCTACAAGAATTAAAAAAAAGAGGGGTGTTTATTCATCCCTCTTTTAATATTAACACTAAGCTTAATTGATATGGCTACCAAAAAACCAGCAAAAGGTAAAAGATTTGTAAAAGTTGTAAAAGACAGTAAGACGGGGAGAACGAGAAAAGTTTCTTATGGTCAGGCAGGAAAAGCTAAAAGCGGTGGAGATAGAATCCGCCCAGGAACTGCAAAGGGAGACGCTTACTGTGCTAGGTCTGCTAAGATTAAAAAATGCAAAAAACCGCCCTGTGCAAATGACTTATCAAGAAAAAAGTGGAAGTGTAGAGGTAAAAAATCAATGAAGTAAGTCTTAGGACTTTAAATTAATTAAAACTAAAATTAAAATGGCACAATTAACAAAACAGCCAAAACAGGCTGTAACTCCAGGAATGCGTAATGTCGTATATACGCTAGTTAAATCTAAAAATGGAAAATACCCTCCTTTTTATCAAATCCCAGCAGAGGATGAAGTTTATATGGAGTGGGAAGATGATCTTGGAAATAAGCAATCAGGATTAAGAAGAATTAGATACTCAGTGGGTGAGACATCTATATTTGTAGATGAGCAATCAGAAACTGCCGAAAAAAGAAGAGGGGTTTTGCTGTTTAATGACGGTAATTTAATTTCTCATCCAATGGAGGTTACTAAGCAAAAGTACTTAGAGTATACTAATCACAATATTGCTAATCACGAAGAGGGAACTGCTGCACCTAATAAGTCAGCTATCTTTAGATCTAACTCTAGTCAGTACAAGACAAATGTAAAATTACAGAGGCAAGAAAAGATTTTGTCTTTATCTCAAATTGTAAATGATTTGTCTGCTGAAGAGATTGAAGGTTTGTCTCTTACTTTAAATGTAGCTTTTGACAATACTAATAATGACACAATTATTGCTAGTATAAAAAGCGCAAGAAGCATATTCTTTGACATGATAAACTATGACCCCTACAGATTTGAGAAAGAGTTAGAGTCAGAAACAAGAAGATTTAAAGAGGTGTTGTCATTGGCATTAAGGGATAATATTATTTCTTATGACAAAGCAGGTAGGTCTTTCTATAATAACATAGGTGGTAAAACAAGAATACTTGACGTACCTTCTTATGCAGATCCTTTAGATTTCTTTGTAGACTTAGCTACAACAAGAACAGAAATAAAAGAGGCTTATAAGTCAATTAAGGATGCTGTAGAGAATAACAAGAAGCCAGCTAAGGAGAAGTTTGAAGGGACTAAGGAGTATAAGATGATAAAGAAAGCCTTAAGATTCAAAGTTTGTAAGAATGCTTTTGGTAGTATTTCAGCTAACAATATTGGTATGCTAGGAGAAAGGGGTACAGGAATAAAGGGAGCTACTCAGTATTTAGAGTTTCACCCTGAAGTTTACAAGCGTATAGAGAAAATGGTTGTTGAGTGTGAAAACCAAAAACTTTCTGAAGAGGAAAAAGAGGACTCTTCCAAAAAATAGTATTTTTTATATGTTAATAGCAAAAGAGAGGTCAAAAAAGCCTCTCTTTTTTTTTATGTATATTTACTAATCAATAATGTTATTATAAAAAGATGGCTTTAACAACAACAGATTTTAATGTATCGTTTTTATTGGGTAGTGTCCCAAAAGTCTTTAAATTCACAGATATAGCAGACTATACTTCTCAAAGTATAGCTTTATCTGATGTAACAGGTAGGATTAAAATTACAGCTCCAAGTGGAGTTGTTTACGATAATTTATCAGGTTCAGCAGATATAACAGGTTCAACCTCAAGGGTTAACACAACCTCAATAAATGTACCCTTGTTATCAGGAGGAACACCAGAGGTTGGTCTTTATACTTTTGAGTACAGGGCTACAGCAGGCGGTGTAACTGTTTCTAAGATAAAGACTTTTACTTACTCATACACAAAACCGAAAGCAACTAATCAGCTAACAGCGGATTGTTTATCACCTGAACTAAAGGGTGCTGACACTACTAATTATTTGGTTAATGCTGTCACACCAAACGACAGGTTTGCAATATCAGCGGCAAGCTCCTCAGTAAATACTTTTAGTGTTTCTGGAGAGAAGGTTGGCTTTTTCACTGTTGGTAATAAGTTTGATGTAATAAGTTCAACGGGTAATGATGGTCAATACACTATAACAGGTGTAAATTATGACAAAGTAAACGACAAAACAGTTGTTTCTGTTGCTGGTGTATCAAACAATACAGGAGATGGAACAATAGTTCAAAGAAGGACTACATTATATTTTACTTCAGTTCCAGGTATAGCTCCTTTAGTTGGTTATAGCCCTATTTTAACTACTAATTCTTTTTACAGTCAGCTACAATCTTTCTCTTTTGAGGCTCATGTTTTATATGATTTTGGAGGTGGTTTTTCTGTTTCGGATTCATTCTCTTCTTCGGACTCAATAAACGTAAACTGTGATGATAACCTTTGCGATGTTTTTTGTTCTATAAACTCTGTTTTTGAAGAGTACATGAAGTATAAAGGTGTAAACAAGACTTTAGCAGATTTAGCTTTAGAAAGATACACTATAATAACCTCTCATTTAGCATCTTTAAGAACGGCTTATGAGTGTGGAGACTCATCTGCTATTACAAAACTAACAGAACAAATAAAGGAAGTTGCTCAGACTAATGATGATTGTGGTTGTGTTTCAGGAGATCCTATTCCAATTACAGGAACAGGAGGTGCTACTGCGGTTGTTGCTTCAGGAGGAAATGGTGTTAATGTAGCTACTAATGTTAGTGGTAGCACAACAACATACACTCTCACGCTTGCTCAGTCTATTATAGATGACATAGCTAATGCAACAGCAACATCAAGTGTTGTGGGAGGAACAGGTATAAGTGTTTCACCAAACACAACAGGGACTAATACAGCTTATACTGTATCGTTGTCGAATCCTGTAATAATACCTAAAGAAACTTTATCTTTTAAGTTTAATCTTGAAGCTCCTGTTCAGACTGGTGGGTCGGCTAACAGAAATATCACTGTGTCTGCTTCGGATATTTCCATAGAGGGTGATAGCTCTCCTAATTTTAAATCACCTACCGTTTCTTTTGACTCTATAGGCAGTAATAGTAACACTTTCAAAATGTCTATTTCTGACTTTCAAAATGTGGCAAACAACACCTATAAGGTGTTTATTTCTGTTCATTACGTAGAGTCTAATGTTATGGGTGGCACAATAAGTACTAATGATGCTATTGTAAATAGCTTTCTTTATGTCAAGCCTAGTATATTTAATCAAAGTAACAACTCTATTAAGTTTGGTTTATACTCAACATCTTCTACTTATGATGGTTTTATCCCAGGAAATGACTTACTAAAAGCAGGTTACGGCTATACTAAAATTTATTTTAACGTACAAATTTTTGAATAATGTCAATAAAAACAGAATTATCTAAGTTAGGGTCAGGGTCGGGTTTAATATATCTTGCTGACGCTAGTGGCAACATAACTACATTTCAATATGTTAACGACAAAGACGGTAGAGATGCTGCTGAAAGAAAGATGCTTGTTTCATCTCCTTTAAGCTCTAATGTTTCTGCTGTTTCTTCGGTAAATGTTTCTGCCGCAGGAGGTAATATAACCAACTTATCTTATAACGGTGTTTCGGTTTTTGATACAGCAAGTCCTGTCACAGGAGCAACCACAACTGAATTAGCTACTAATTTAGCAATAGCAATAAACGCAAAGGTTAGTTCTCCTAACTATACTGCTGTTTCATCAGGAAGTGCAGTTGTTGTTTATTTAGACCCTGCTGAGGGAAGTTCTTTAAACGGAACTGTAGCTGCTTTTTCAACAACAGGAACAGCAGCTATAACAGCGTCTAACTTAGATGGAGGGTCTTACTCAACTGGTTTGGTTGATGATCAGATTGGATACAGAATGTATCTAAACTCTTCTGTTTCTGCGGTTTATGACACTTTGGTAGGTGCTACAGATATTACATCTGGCGTTTTAAGAAAGTCTTCAAGTTCTCCTTTTTCCATAAAAGAGGTACAAATATCATCGGGAAATATATCAATAGATAGAGATGGAGCTAAAACTGTTGTTAATGTTCAAACGGAGGGGGCTATAGCTGCCGACGATTTAACCACTATAGATGCTGGTATTTTTAATGATGGTGATGTTGTTATACTAAGAGGAAAGGAGTCTGCTAAAGTTACAACAGTAAAAGAAGGGGGTAATATAGAGTTGGCTAATAATGCTGATTTTGCAACAGCGACAAAAGACCACTCTATAAGTTTACAGTATAGTGTTTCTGATAATAAATGGTATGAAATATCTAGAAGTCCCGGATCAGATTTATCAGTTTCTTCTTTAAGGTCTGCTAGTATATCCACTCCTGTTCAAGGGGTTCAAGCAACAGTTTTGACTGTGGGTGGAGGCTCTGTTACTGTTCAGCCAGGTGTTGACAAGGGCAACATAGTCCTTACAGGAACAGGTACACTAACAGGTTCTTGGAGTTATAATTTAGGTGGAACTCCTATAGATGGTGACACATTTATAGTTGACTACAAAGGAACGTTTACTCCAAGTGGCAACAATATAACTATATTTGGAGTATCTTTAACTGATTCTCAAATAGCCGGAGAAAAAGTTACTGTTGAAGCTAAATATATATCATCTTCTACTTCTTGGTCCGTTGTCTCTTATAGAGATACTACTGGATTAGACTTAGTAGACACAACAGATTTAGCAACCAAGGAGTCTTCTTTAGGAAACCCAGCTTTTAACGGCTATCTTTTATCGTCAACTACATCAGGAACTAGATCTTGGATTGAGAACAACTATGCTGAGACCTTAGATACTAAGTTAACGATATTTAGCTCTACTACTGGATTAGAGACAGCCTATACTTACACTATAGCCTCTGGCACTTTTTTACCAGGAGAAAGTTTAGATTTAGAGGTTAGTGGATATTTTAACAACAACGCTAATGCTAAGGGTGTTTCTGTCTTATTTGGAGCAACCACTATTTTAGCAAATACTGTTTTAACATCACCTAATAATGTTTTGTTTAAAGCAAAAGTAACCTTGTTTAATATTTCAAACACAAGTCTTAGTACTGACGGTGTTCTTAATTTAAACGGTAACAACCCAGAGATAGCTTACAATTCTATTTCTTCTTTAGACTTTACGTCTAACAATTATGATTTAAAAGTAAACTCTAATACTTCATCAGCTAGTGATATATCTATTAGAAGTGTTAGGCTTGTTAAATACAGTGCTTAATGGATATAAATAAGGCATACGATTTTTTAAAATATTTAGCCGATAAGGATCAGTCTGGAAACATTACTCCTAAAGAGTTTAATCTTTCTATTGAAAGAGCGTTTTATGAGTGGACCATGAAGCGTTATAACAACTTAAAAGACAACAATCAGAATAAAACGGGTTGGCAAAAGAATCAAAAGGTAACAGATGATTTAAAGTTTTTATTAGTTAGAAATGATGTTTCTACTATTGGTAGTGATGGTAAACTTTATTTACCAACAGACTATTTGCATTTATCAAGTTTGGTATATAATTATAAATTTGAAGAAAATGGAGAAACAGTTGTTGTGCCTAGTCAGATTGATATTGTCAACGACAACGAGATTTCTTCCTTTTTAGGTTCTAGTATTTACGCAAAAAGGATAAAGGCTAAAAAATATGTTATAGCTGCTTTTTATAAAGACCACATTCAGATATATCCAAAAAACATAGGTGTAGTAGATTTTACTTATTTAAGACAGCCTGTAAGTCCTTATTGGGCTTTTACGGTAGTAAATGGTAGACCTGTTTACGATGCTCCGAACTCTGTTGACTTAGAAGCTCCTGATGAGGTTGTAAATGAAATAATAATGATGTGTGCCTCATACTTAGGGATTAACTTGAGAGAGCCTCAGTTGATTCAGTATGCTGAACAAATGAAACAACAGGGAGTATAACACATTTAAAAAATGACAAGAGATACTAGAGAAATAATAGCAGAACAAGCTCAAAGAATTATAGAGGGTGGTACTCCTACTCCAGACTCTGAAGTTAGAAAAGACGAGTTAATGATTTATGTGGACCAAGCTTTTGGTCAGATGGTAAAACAAAGCTTTTATCAGAACAAAGCAGAGGGTGTTAGCTGGCTAGATGGTGGTTTTGTTTACACATTTATAGAAGAAGTAAAAGAAGATAAGATAAGGGGAATGAAGTATGTTAAAATACCTTCTACTTATGTTGGTCTTCCGTTAGGAATGGGTATAGTCCATGTTTCAAATGTTGCTTCAGAGATAGATTCTTTTGTTCCTGCAAACCCAAATTTCTTAGGATTGTCAAGGGGTTTGTTAGTTGGAAACTTAGGAGGCAGAAGAGGTTATTTTATTGAAAACACAAAGATGTATTTTATTAATTTAAAACCTTCTGATTGTGTTGACAATGTTTTAATAAAGTTAGCAGGTGGTATCCAATCAGAAGAGATAGATCCTGAAGTTGATATTCCTTTAGATATGCAGCAGGCTTTGGTGGGGTTTACAGTAGAGCTTTACAGACAGCAAAGACAGATGCCTAAAGATGATATAAACGATAACAGCAAAGACTAATGGAATTAGAAAAAGTAGTTAGAGAGTTTTTAATAGAAACAGGAAGAACAGAGCATAGGTTTGTTCAGGCACTTCAATTAGGGATAGCTTGCTTAAGAGAGCTTCATTATGATGTTACTGGAGTGCCAGTAATAAAGGAGCTTGCTGTTTCCGAAATAGACACCGTAGACCTTCCCGATGACTATTTAAATTATATCCGTATAGGCTTTACTGATTCTAAGGGATATTTTAGAGAGATTGGTGTTAACGATGCTATAGCTTTAAATAGAACTTTAGATGATTGTGGAAAAAGAATTGCAATAAAAAAAAGCACAGATGATAATTCTTCTTCTAGTAGTTATAATATTGGCAACGTTGAATATTCTTCGGTTCATTATACAAATGGTGAAAACGTTGGTAGATATTATGGTGTAGGAGGAGGAGGTAACTCAAATGGTTGCTTTAAAATAGATAAGAATTATCAGCAAATACAGCTAGATAAATACAGGGGTGGCTCTACCATCACTTTAGAGTATTTAGCAGACCCTAACAAAACAAACGGAGAGTTTATGGTTCATCCTTTTGCTGTAGAAACTGTGAAGTCTTGGTTAGATTGGAAACTTACTGAAAATAACGCTAACATTGGAGCTGGTGTTTCTGAAAGAAAAAGACAGCTTTATGGCGGCAACAAGAAGCTTTTAAGGTCAAGAATATCTTCCAAGAGTGTTCAAGATCTTTTACAGGCATTTAGAAAGGGTAATAAAGCATCACCTAAATTTTAAAAAATGGGTTACGAGAAAAGACAGTTTTTATACGGTATGGATTTGGATACCGAAGAGAGATTAATAGAGCCTGGTTTTTCTAGAAAAAATGTTAATGTAAGAATAGGTTCTTCTACTGATAGCGGTGTTTATTCTGCTGAAAATATTCAAGGTAACACATTTATACCAAATACAGAACTACCATCAGGCACTAATAAGGTCATAGGCTCATGCTGGGACAAACTAAGAGATTTAAGTTATTACTTTTTGTACAACTCAGAAGGTAATCATGGTATTTTTGAATATAACCATGTAGAGGGTAAGATAGTTAAAGTTATGATTGCAAGTGTTTTAAACTTTCAATCAGAAGAATTAATAACGGGTCACAATGTTATAGAGTTTGATGAAAACAATAACTTGCTTTACTTTACTGATGGATTTAACCCTCCCCGTAAAATAAACATACAAAAAGCAAAGGCAGGTTTTTACGCAGAGCCAATAAAAGAGGAGGTAGTAGACGCTATTAAGTATCCTCCTTTAAAGCCCCCAACGTTTAAGTTTGAATTAGACCAAAATCAACTCGTTAATCATTTAATAAACAAGATAGTTCAATTTAAAGCGGCTTATGTTTATGATGACCAAGAAGAAAGTGCTTACTCCCCAATATCTACCCAAGCTATACCAAAAGACAATAATGTTATAAAGGTTATCATTCCTAAAGGTGGTGAGCTTGTAAAAAGAGTTATAGTAGCTTTTAGGTTTGGTAATACGGGTGACTTTTTACAGGCTGAAGATAAAGATATTTCTAAATACGACACAGATTCAAACGGTGATTATTTATATGAGTTTAGAAACGAAAAAAACTACAACAGTATTTCATTGCCTAAATCTAATAAGCTTTTTGATTCTCTACCTCAGTTAGCACAAGCACAAGAGTATATTGAAGGCAATAGGATTTCCTATGGTAATATAACAGAAGGATATGATAATGTAGCTGTAGAGTTAGATTTAAAAGTTGATTATGAAGAAGAATTTTCAACTAACACAAATACTATAAAGGGGTTTTTAAGAATTTCAAACTCAAATAACGAAGATAACTTTAATCGGTATCAACCCATAACATGCTCTACATCTAACGACCCTTCTACCTACGCTTTTGGAGGTTTTGACAAAAGCAACGCTATAGAGCCTGCTTCTATGATTTCTGGTCTTAAACAGCAAATACCCTTGGGTGGTTTTGTAATATACTTAGCAGGAACAGATTACTATTGTATATCTAGACAGGTATCAGAGGGAGGTAGTCAAAACGACTCTGCTTCAAGGCTTCAGGATAATAATAATGTTTATCTTTATCAGACTAATAAGCACCGTAAGATGATTAAGGGTGCTATAGAAGGTCAAGGAGGGGGTAACACGCTTTATCCAGAAACAAGGGTTTACTCAACTTGGGAAATGAACGATGTCCCAGACGGTACTTATTTAATGAGGGTTGCTTCCAACTGGACTACTCAAGAGGATTTACTAGACCCAGATAGAAAATATCAAAAAACATCAACATTTTTAAATAGAATAGGAGAGGGCAGAACAACTTCTGACGTTCAAATGTATTATGATAAAGAGTACAAGGTTGTAGTTAAGAACGGAGAGGTTTTAGATAATATAGAGATAGTTGTTGCTGATTTATCAGGAACTGCTGTGTTTGCTCAGAATACACCCATAAATAATGCAGGTTATGTATGTGATTTTGTCACCTTAGATCCTTTTTCAACGTATATCCCTAACAGTATTTCAGGAGCATTAGGGCAAAAAAGAATAGAGCTTTGTGAGGTTCAATATAGTTCTAGAGATGGAAGATTTTCAAACCTTACTGACCATAATGGTTTTTTCTTTAATTCGCCAAACAGATCTTCTACCATAACATCTATACAATCAGGCTTACAGAGACAAGAGATAAATAACGATGCTTATGATTTGTTAGGACCTGCTACGGGTTCGCCTTTGCCTTCTTTAGCTCCATTTAATACATCAATAGGAACGACAAGGTTTTGGATAATCCCAAATAAAAATCAAGACTTAACATCTAAATATAGAACTAATTTTGAAATCAGAATACTAGACAAGTTTGGCAATCCTCAAGAAGGTGTTGACGTAGTTTGTGAGCAGGGGGATGTTCAAAAAACACAATCTAATGGAATAGCTAGTCTTATTCTTTACGCTCCCTCTGCTAACTTCTTTGGCTCACCTAGTCTTGTAGATAGAAAGCTAGGCTTTATACCAATGTTAAAAAACGATGTTTTTGGAAGCTACTCACCAGAGTCTCTGGGTGAAAATTTTATACCTATTTTTATAGGGGTTAATGGTTTTCAAAACGAAAATAGTCGTTTGTTTGATATAGCTTTTAATGCTGCTTTAGACCCTAATAAATCTAGATTAAAAAACGGGGGTACTTACAGTTTTGGTTTAGTTTATTACGACAGGGCAAACAGAAGCGGAACTACAAATTTTGCGAAAGACTTAAGCCTTCCTTTTTATAGTAATAATGTAAAAACAGCTCCTTCTGTAGAATGGGAGATTACAAGTGAGCCTCCTAGCTGGGCTACTCATTATCAAATTGTTAGGACTTTAAACACAGAATTAAACAAATACATTCAATGGTTTACTTCAGATGTTTCTTATTCAGGGGGTCTTAATAATAACTTTAATGACGCTCCAATAATAGAGTTTGATATTACTAATTTAACCGATGAGTACAAGACAAGTAATCCAGATTCTGTTTTAGTTTATGATTTTACCACAGGAGATAGAATGCGTCTTATTAAAGACTCCAGTAATAATTACTATGAAGATTATATAGACTTAAAGATTCTATCTTTTGAAGCCGGCATATTAAAAGTTAAAAATGATGCTCAAGACAAAGATTTGTCTAGCGGTGCTTTTTTTGAGATATACACTCCAAAGCTTGATGTAGACCAATATATATATTATGAAATAGGAGAATGTTATGATATTTTAAAAGCTGTTGACCCTGTAAGTGGTGACACAATTAGTTATCACCAAGGACGCACTAAAGACCAAGACCCATTTAACTTATCAGACGGAGCTAAAGGATTTTTAATAGGTGGCGATACTTATTATAGGTCAAGAAGTATATCTACAGAAACTAGCGGTTTTTACCGAACAAGTATTGATAGTCAGTTGGTTTCTGATTTTTTTCAGTCTAAAGTATCAGATATAGGAAGACCTAACATTGTTGACGCAAACGCCCACAGAGTAAACAGGATAACATCTATTTATTATTCTGATAGATTTATACCAGAAACAAATATAAACGGCTTAAACAGCTTCTTTGACACTGCTTTTGAAACCTATGACAGAAAGTATGGTTCTATCCAAAAGTTATTTTCTCAAGATAAGCGTTTAGACTGTTATCAAGAAACTAAAACAGGGAAGATATTAGTAGAGGAGAATGTTATTTTTGACCAATTTGACCAAGGTACTGTCGCTTCTTCGGCAAAGGTTTTGTCTAAGATTATATATTACCGAGGTGATTATGGTACTTTAAATCCTGAAAGTTTTGTAGAAAACGAGGGTAGAAGATATTGGTTTGATGTTAGAAACGGTAAGGTATTAAGGTTGTCTAATGATGGTATTACTCCTTTGTCGGATAAAAAGATGCACGCATACTTTGAAAGTAAGAGTAATTTCTATTCAGCTTTTAATTTGTTGCCTGAAGTTTGGGGTGTGTTTGATGAAAACTTTGATGAATACATTGTTGCTTTTGGAAGTGTTAGCAGACCTGAAGGTTTTACACCTGATGAACTTGCTTTAGTTTCCTCACAAGCAGATCAGATTACAGAAACTAGGGATGGTCTCACATTTACCTTTGACATCTTATATACAGCAAACCCTCAAGGTGTTCCTACAGAGTTTGAGGTTGTAAGGGATTTATCTAATGGAACTTTTGTTATAAACAGTGTTGCAGGAGATATATCTCTTGACAGACAAAAGCTTTTAACAATACCTGCTGAAACATTGGCTTTTTCTGAGAAGACTGGTCATTGGACATCTTTCTACTCTTACGCTCCTGAGTGTATGGTTAGGATAGGTATTGATTTCTTAAGCTTTAGAAATGGTCAAGCATATTTACACAACACTCCTGGAGCAAAAAGAAACAGCTTTTACGGAGAAGAAAGAGGTAGCGAGGTTTGGGCGGTATTTAATCAAAACCCAAGTAATGTAAAAGTATTCCAAGCGTTAAGCGAGGAGTCTGATTCTGTGTGGCAGGTTAGGGATATATTTACTCAGGGAGGTCAGAGAAGTAATTTAACTAAAGACGATTTCTCTGTAGCTTATGGTCAGGGTCACACACTTTATAGTAAAGAAAACATCCATTACGCACCTATATGGAAAGACGAGAACACACCTAATGTAGAAAACCCATTAATAGAAGGAGACTCTATGAGAGATGTGAGTATATTGTTTAAGTTAATTAACGATTCAACTAATGAAGAAAGGTTGTTTGCTGTTAGCATGAACTACTCACTTTCGGAGCGAAGTAATAGATAATATATATTTCATAAATTAGTAAAAAGAAAAAGATATGGCAATACCATTAGCACTAGCATTAGCACCAGCAGCAATCCAAGCAGGAACAGGTATCTACCAAGCTGTAAGAGGTAATCAGTTGAGAAACTCTATGGATAGACCAACTTATGAAATCCCTCAAGAGATTTTAGATAGTTTAACAGATGCTCAAATTCAAGCTTTAAGAGGTATGCCTGCCGAACAAAAGCAGCAATATCTTGACAACGTGATGAGGTCTCAGCAAGCTTCTTTGGATGCTATGGGAGATAGAAAAGCAGGGTTGGCAGGGTTGGCAGGTGTTCAGCAAACAGCGTTGGATGCTTATAGAAATATGTTGTCAATGGATGCTCAACAAAGGCAGGCAAATGAGCAGGCTTTACAGAACACCAGGGGTGTTGTTGCAGGATTCAGAGATAAAGCTTTTGATTATAACCAAGCTCAACCTTACGATCAAACTATGGCGGCAGCAGAAGGAATGACAGGAGCTGGAATGCAAAACATTATGGGTGGTGTTCAGGCAGGTTCTCAAATGGGGTTAGACGCTGTTATGTTTAATCAGTACATGGATAGTATAGGTGGTTCGGGTGATACAACTACAACTACTACCCCACCAACAAATACTGTTCTAACCCAACCAGTTGTTCCTCCTACTCAAACAGCTTTTCAAAGAAATTACGGGAATAATATTTATAATGCAGGTTTAGGAGATGGATTTGCTCAAAGTTATCCTAATAGTGCTAATAGCGCATCAAAAACGATATACATGAGTCCTAATTTTTAAATAAAATGATTTCAGATAACTTAGGAATATATAATTCGTATAGAAGGGCAAAAGCTATGGATGAGGTAAGGTCTACACCTTTTTCTCCTCCGCAGGCTGAAAGTTCACCAGAAATGGGAGGTGATGATAAAACTAAAAAATTTACTCCAGAGGATCATAAAAGATACAACGAGTTAAGAAGGCGTATGTCTATAAAAAGAAGATAACTATAATGGCAAAGAAAAACAACCCTACAGGTTTATCTACAGGACAAGGAAGAGGTGCAGCCCAGGTTTTTGGGAACACTTATAATCCTTATTTTAAGGAAAGACTAACTGAGGCAAAAAAGAAAGATAAAGAGGTTACTGATGCTATGGCTAAGGCTTCGGATGTTAGTCAGTTATGGTCTAGGGATGTTGGTACTTTCAAGCCAATGGTTAACGATTTGCAGAAGTTTTATAGAGACAATGCTAGAGCAATAATTAAAGGTGATTTTGATGCCACACTTAAGCTTAAGCAAATGCAGAATGAAATGGCTCAATATGTTACCTCTTCAAAAGATGCTCAAAAGTATGCTAACGAGATGTTGAAGTTGGTAAACAAGCCAGGTTCTAACTATACAGACGATTCTAGACAGAAGGTTTTTGATTTTGTTAGTCAAGCCCAAGCTGGAAATTTTGATACTTCAGGGTTGATATTAAATGAAAAATATGATGCTTCGGATACTTTGAAGGATATATCAGGTGAGGTTTACAAAATAGGTTATAAACCTGAATCTCTTTATACTACAAAAGACGGAATAAGGGTTAATACATTAGCTCAATCTCCAAAGGCAGTAGAGGAAATCGTTTTAAAACAAAGAGATAATGCTATTAAGTTTTATGGCGAAGAGGCTAGAAAGTATTGGACAGATGAACAAACCCAAGAAATAATAGATCAAGAAATAGCTATGTTGGGTAAAAAACGAACAGCTTTTAATGAACCATCATCTTACACTTCAGGAGGATCAGGAGATGTCCCTGTTTTTAATTTTAGCACTACTGGTAAAACAAGAAGTATGAACACTGCTTATGGAATAGAAGAGGAGGGGCTTTTTGGAGAAGATGTTCCAGAAGGCTCATTAGCTTATAATCTTGGAGACGTACAAGTTTTTAATGAATTACCTTTTGAAGCAGGGATAAGCTATAAAAGCTCACCTTCTACAGATGCGATTCCTTTAGATGGTGTGTTTAAAAAAGAAATATATAAAAAAGGTGAAAAGAAACCAACAACTATAGGAGGAGAAGTGGCTTCTGGTAAGCATTTTCGCTTAGAAGATGTAAAAAGAGGCTACGAAGGAAATTGGACTATTAATGAAGCTTTTATGGTAAACACTTTTCCTGAAAATTATAAATCAGCTACGGGTGTTGATATAGGCGGTATGCCTATAGATGGAGCTTCTATAAATACAGATGTGTTTAAAAATAAAGCTGCAAAAGGAGAAGAAAAAAGATATTATGCTGTTCTTCAAAATCAATATGGAGACCAAGTTTTAGAGCCTTTTTATAAAGTTTATCCTGTTGTAAAACAGCAGTACACTTCTAAAGCTGCTAAAGCTGCTTTTGATGAGTATTATGAAAAAACCAAAAATTATTTAGCACGAAAAGGTTTTAGTGCTGCTTATAAAGATTGGACGGGAGAAGAGCTACCATCTAGTAATAAAATTAAAACAGCATCATCAGCCGCTGAAATAGCTGCTAAATTAGCGGCTGAAGCAAAGAAAAAAAATAAATAAAAAACATTAAAAGATGGATGAAGAATTATTAAACGCCATGTATTCTGAAACAGAAATGGAGTCTCAGGGTGTTTCTAAAGATGATTTTCAAAATTTACTGTTAACATCGGAAGAGCTTCGTTCTGCCACTTATTCAGAAATGGGTTTTGAGTCTCAAAATGTTTCTTACGAAGATTTTGAAGGCTTAGTAGGTGTTAAAAAAAAAGTCCAAGAAGAGCCTCAAGAAGAAGTTCAAGAAGTGGTTCAAGAAGAACCTCAAGAGATGGTTCAAGAAGATACGGAATCTGTATCGGAAGATGGTTCTTTGGAATCTCAAGATTGGAGGGGTGAGCAAGAGAAGTCAGCAATTAGGGATGATGTTTTCACTGTTGACGAAGAAACTTTTAAATCTTTAGAAGACCAGGGAAGATTAGAAGACCCAGAGAAAAAGGAGGGTCAAGAGGAGGTTTATACTTTTCTAAAAGAAAACAATTTTAGTTCTTTAGATGCACTACCTGATGAGTTTTCAGAAACAATAAAAGATCAAAACCCTAATTTATACACTTCAGACATAGAGTTGGTTTTATATTCAACTAGAAACGAAGAAATAACAAATCTTGCAAAATCTTATCAAGAAACCAGAAAAAATGCTATTCAGTCAGAAGAAGTTTCGGCTGGAAAGACAGAAGAGGATGCTAAGAGAATATCAGATTTAGAGATACAAGATGAAACTGGTAGGATTGGTATTTCTAGTCTAGGGTATGATGAAGACGAAATAAACCAATACAAAGGTGCGATAAAAAATAGGTCAAATGCTTTGTTAAAAATAAGCAAGATAAAAAGAGACCCTAGTAAAAAAGCAGAGTTAGAAAAGTTACAGGAATTAGTTAAGGTTTCTGATAAAAAAATATCAGAATTAAGAGAAAACTCAGACAAGGCTTTTATAGATGAAAACGGTGATGTAAACAAAGACCTTAAGGAAGATGTAGAACAAAGAGAAATAGGCTTTGAAAAAGAGTATAAGTCAGATTACGTTAAGCTCTATGATAGACTTTCTTTAGAGATAGCCAAGAGAGATGCTATTACTCAAAAGCTTGCTGATGCGGAATTTGATTCAAACCCTGATTTTCAAGAAGTCCCAGGGATAAAAGAACAGTATAAAAAAGATGCTGAATATGCCATTTCTAGTTATTTAGGCGGTTGGAATAAATTCATGCCTGACACAGACCCTAGAGATTATATAAGTAAAGAAAATTGGGAGAAGTTAATGTCTTACAGGGAAATATATGATGAAGCTGACAGAAACATCACAGCACTATCAAGGTTGTTATTACTCAATGAAGACCCTGCTGCTGTAGAAAGAGGTTGGGGTACTGTTTTTAGTGCAGAGGATAGTGATTTTTATTTACCAATAACGGGTAAGATTTTAGATAAGTTTGGTAATATTGCTACATCTTTTGGCGAAACTTTCTTTGAAGAAATAACGGGGGTAGACTACAAATCTGATTCTGATTTTAGGCAAAACGCAGTTAAAACCCTTCAAGAAGAAGGAATGAAACTGACCGAAGAGCAAATAGAAGCAGGGGAAAAGAATTTTTCAGAAAAACTAGGAGAGACTTTAGGGGTTTCAGGGGTTATAGGTTTAGAGATTCTAGCAACTAGAAATGTTATAGGTGGTGCTAGTAAGCTTTTAAATATGCCTAGATATTTAGCTAGATTTAAATATTTAAGAAAAAACCGTAAGCTTGTTCAGTTTTTAGACAAAACATCAAAAAACCTAACAGAAGGTTTAGCTTTTGAACTTGCTGATGACAGAACAGATTTCTTCATGGGTGTTGCAGAGTCTGGTTCAGCACAACTTTTTGACCGTTTAATAGGCAGTATTTCCAAGTCTAAGTATGGTAAGTTTTTAAAGTACTTAGATAATTACGCAGGTAGATTTGCAAAAGAGGTTACATCAAGAACGGTTGGTGGTGTTACAGAGGAGTATGTTGGTGATTTTGTTTCTGAAGGTGTTAAGAACGGATTCTTCACAGAGGAGCAATATAAAAATGTTTTTGGAGAAGGAGCAGAAGGTGTAGAAAAGTTTTTACTTACTCTAGGGTCTGTTGGATTTATGACCTTCCCTACAGGTTTTGTAGAGGCTGCTAAGAAGAAAGCTGAAGGAGACCCTAAGGGTTCTTTAGCACAATCTATAGAGGCTTATGAGGCAGCTCAGAACCCAGAGGTTACTACTGAAACATCTAAAGAAGGATTAAAGTCTATTGTTAAAAGCTTAACGGGTGAAGATGTTGATTTAGATAATCTAACAGAGGAACAGCGAAAAGAGATAGAGCAGATAACAGCCTTAATGAAAACCGAAGAAGTGGAGTCAGAGCCTCAAAGACTAGATGACATGTCTGAAGAGGAACTAGAGGTATACGCTAAAGAGAATGATCTAGACGTATCAGATTTAAAGAAAGAAGCAAAGGCTACAGAAACTACTGAAGAAGATGTTGTTGAAGAAGGTGACACATTTACGGAAGAAGAAAGAAAAGAAGTAGATGCTTTAGAGGAGGAGTTTAAAGGTTTATCTAGGCAAAAAATACAAGAGTCTGACCCTGAGATTATTTCAGAGTTAGATGCTAAAATGGAAGAAAATAGTAATAAAAGAAAAGAAATATTATTACGAAGCAATAAAAGAAAGTTAGAGGCTGAATATAAGGAAGAAGCACAAGAGGAGGGTGACACATTTACGGAAGAAATAAAAGAATTAGCTAAAGAAGAAAACAAAGAGGTTAGAGAATACATAGAAGCAAGATCTGCCGAAGAAGTATCTAAGGCTTTAGATAATAATGATTTACTTTCTAAAGTAAAAAACAATGAATCTATAAATGAATCACAGGCTGAAGAGTACACTAACAAGATATATGATTTAATAGATTCAGAAAACGTAGTAGAGGGTTCTGTTAAAGAATCAGAGCTGTATGATGTAATTGAAAAAATAGAAAATTATGACAACAAAACTAAAACAGTTAAAAAAACAACTTCCAAAACAAGACTACTTACTCGTTTTAGAAAAAATGCAGGAAAAGTTAATGAAAAAGCCTTCAGGGACCAAGTCTCAGGCTCAGAAGCAGAAATAGGCGGTTCTAAGGGAGTTCTTGATGTTCAGGGAGACCAAGTGTTTATAACTGAAAAAGGAACTCGTAGGTCTCTTGGTAAGGCTGCTGATATATTAACTCAGGATATTACCACTGATAATATTTTAAAAGATGATAATGGAAATGTTTCAGGTGTAAGAATAAACACTCCTTCAGGAGAAATGATTATAAATAATCCTGAAGTAGGTCTGGACATGGGTATTCAGCTTCAGGAAAAGATGATAGGTCGAAATCCTTTAAGTGATATAGAAGTTGCTTACGAAGAAGTCATCGAAGAAGAAGGTATCGAAGTGGCTGTTGAGAAGCCTAAAGCAAAACCAAAGAAAAAAGTAGAGCCAATAAAATCCAAAACAGAGGTTACAAAAACCGAACCTGTTGAAACTAAAGAAGAGGTTTCTGAAAAAGAAGTTGAAAAAGATTTAGAGGGTTCTTTTACAAAAGAAGAAATGACCTCTAAAATGGATAAGACTTCTTTGGAAAAGGCTTTAGAAAAAGTAAACGCTTTGGATAATAAGTTGAAAAACTTATCTCTGTCTGATCCTTTCTTAATAACTCCTGCTGCCAGGTTATTGTTGGCTGCTGTAAAAAAAGGTCTTAAAGTTGGTATTTCTTTAGAGCAGGCTATTAGTAAAGCTAAGAAGGATGTTAAAAAAAGTAAAGAATACAAGGTTCTTAGAAAAGAAGACCAAAACTTTATTGATAATTCTACCTTAGATGATATTGTTTCAAAAGTAGAGGAAGAGGCTAAAGGAGAGCAACAGAAAAGAGAAGACACTTTAGAGGATGAATTAAACCTAGAGTTAGAGGCTTTAATAGAGGAGTCTTTAGACACCAAGAAGCCAAAAACAGATAGGGATGTAAGGAAAATACAAAAAAGATTTAAAGATTTTATATCTGCAAATAAGAAAATATTAAGACAGGCATCTCCTGCTTTAAACGCTACTATTGCAAACAAGTTAGCAAGTGTAAGTTCTCCTGCTTCTTTAAAAAGTGCAGCAGAGTATATTTCTAAAATAATTAAGGATACTAAGTTCAAAAAAGAACAAGAGGCTAAGGCTAAGGTTATAGATGAAATAAGAAAAGAAATAGATATTAAGTCTTTTAGAAAAAAAGGAGGTAAATATGCTCAGGGTACAATAGCTATTGAGCTTGATAAGTTTTTTGGAAAAATAAGAAACGCAGTAAACCTTACCAAAGAAGAGGTTTCTGAAAAGATAGACTCTATTTTAAAAGGGGTTAAAGATTTTAAGGATATATCGATAGAAGACCAAGAAACTCTTATGACTTTGGATTTTGCTGATTTAGATAGTAAGTCAATAGAATCTTTAAATGAATTAAAGAAGACAATTAAAGAATATAAGTCAAAAGGTCGGCAGTGGTTAAAATTAAAAAAAGAAGCAAGGGCTAAGAAATACAAGGAGGGTGTTTCAGATTTAAAAACTGCTATTTTGGGTAAAGACGTAGAGGTTGATCCTAATGCTTATGAAAACGTAAAAAAGACACCTATTCAAGAAGTAATATCTTCTTTTACTAAAATTATAGATTTATTTTCTACAGGTGCTGCTAAAATGGAAAGCTGGGCTGGATTGTTAAACCATATAAACAATTTGTCAGGTAAACAAGTTGGTGGTAATCAAAAAGCTAAAGATTTTTTAAAGGAAAAATTTCTTACTCCTGTTCAAAAAGCTAGATCTCAAAAGATGAGAAATTCTCAAAACGCTTTTAATGCTGTTGAATCTAAAAAGAAAGATGTTTTTGGTAAAAACCTTAAAAAAATAAACAAAGAACTACAGAATAAAATATATGTAAAAGATTCTAATGGTAATAGAATATCATTAGGAGGGTTTAAGGGTTATTTAAGTATAACTAAAGACCAGGCTATGTATATATATAATGTCCAGAAAGACCCTACTTTAGCTGCCACATTTAATAAAATGAAAAAAAACCCAGCTAACAAAGCTTTAATAGATACAGCTAATAAATTAGTAGCTGAAGACTCTAAGTTACAAGAGTATGCTGATTGGGTTCATAATGATTTTTATCCAAACTATTACAATAAAATTAATAATGAATATAGAAAACAGTATGATTTTAATTTACCTTTTAATGAAAACTATTCTCCTATAAAAAGACGAGGTGTTCCTGATGAAGACATTAACATGTTAAATCCAACTAGAAATATAGCTTCAACTCTTAATGGTTCTTTAAAAGAAAGAAAAGCCAACACTAAACCTTTAGACTTTACTTTAGGAATGGATGGAACTATGTTAGGTTATATTGATTCAATGGAACATTTTATAACCCATACAGATGCTATAAAATTTTTAAATAGAACTTTTGGAGATCCTGGTGTTAAAAATGTTATTAAACAAAAGTTTGGGAAAACTACTAATGAGATTATAGACAGGTTTATAAAAGATTTAGCAGGTCAACCAAGATCTACAGAGGCTACAATGGAGTTTATAGATAAGCTAAGAAAGAGGTATACTACAGCCGCTTTAGGTTTAAATCCTAGTATTTGGATAAAACAGATGACCTCTGCTCCTGCTTACTCTGTTGCCGAAGGGGTTAACTCTCTTGATTATGTAAAGCAGGCTAGTATGATGTTAACAACTAAAGAAGGTGTAAACGACTTAATTGATATATATAAATCTGACTACGTTAGAGACAGGCTTAAAAGAACAGGTTTTGATAGAGATACTGCTTTAAATTTTAAAGAAGACTTTAACAAGCTTACTTCAGGTGGCAGAACATTTAGAAATAAATTAATGTTTATGACCAAATACGGTGATATAGGAGCTATTGTTCTTGGCGGTACTCCATATTACACTTCTATGAAGAAAAAATATATGAAGCAGGGAATGTCAAGGGCAGAAGCTACAGAAAAAGCTATGTTTGATTTTGAAAACGCTACTGAAGCTACTCAGCAATCTTCTTCTACTTCTGAACTTTCTGATTGGCAGAGAGGATCAAAGATTTGGAAATTGTTTTCAATGTTTAAAACATCTCCTGCTCAATATTTTAGAAAAGGTTTTACCTCTCCTGTCAGAAACATAATGAGAGGACGGGGAACATCTCAAGACATTAAAAATATGGCTATGTTTCAAGTAATACTTCCTTCTTTATTTACTCTTGCTAGTAAAGGTCTTATGTCCGACGAGGAAGACGCTGATGATTATAAGAGATCTATTGTCGTTGGAAATCTCTCAGGTATTCCTCTTTATGGAGATTTGATTAATACAGTCTTTGATCAACTTCAAGGTAAAGATTTCAACTCTCAATCTATACCTGCTTTAGACGGTGTGTATAAGTTAGTTAAGGCTACAGCTAAAGCGATAGCGGAAGGAGATTTACCGATGAATGAACTTATGGAAGATATTATTATTCCAGCAGCAGAGGTGAGAACAGGTCTTCCAGTTAAAAATGCTAAAAAACTAACTATTGATAATTTAGAAAGAATAGGTAAAGGTAATTTAGATTGGGAGAAAATTATGCAGTATTTAGGTTATAGTGATTATTCTTTAGGAATTGAAACACCAAAGAAAGAAAAAACTAGATTAGAAAAAAGAGAAGAACAGAGAGAAAGAAGAATAAAAAACAGAGAAAAAAGGCTTGACAGAAGAAATAGATAGCCAAAAACTCAAAAATAAAAATTAACTATATTTATAAAAAATAATTAAGATGATTCAAAGTAAACAATATCAAGCTCCTAAATCAGATGATGCGAGTGGAATGAGAGATATTAATAACGTAATTGTAGATTCGGGTTATAGGTTCGGTCAGCAAGTGTATCAATTAATTCTAAGACAAGAGGGAAATGCTACTCCTAATAATATAGACTTAGACACTTACTCCAATGGTTTAACGGTCAAAGTGGGGTCTAGTACTATTTCAACTTCTTTCTCAACGGATACGGCAACTACTATTGCTGCTTTTGCTACAGCTATTGCTTCTAACGCTAATATAGAGTCAGCAGTTGTTGTAGGTCACACGATTAATATAAAAGTCGTAGAGAACACTGAAGTAGCATTAACAGACCCAGGAGTAACAGGAGGTACTATAAGAACATCTTTAACAGTAAAGTTAGTAGCTGACTTAAGAATAATTCCTGCTGTTGTTACAATAAACAATGAGCCAGAAGCATTAAGAGTAGATACAAATAACCCGTCAGGAACAAGTTATATAGGATACGCTGATTTAGGTACTGCTAATGCTGATGCTAAATGGAGGATTAAAAAGACTGTTGTTGCAGGTACTGTTACTACAATAACTTATGCAGACGGCAATAAGCTTTTTGACAATGTTTGGGACAATAGAACATCTTTAAGTTACTCTTAAAAAAAATAGATTATGGCAATTAAGTATGATTACGTATTAGGAAAACTAAGAGAGTCTGACGCTGGTGGTGGCGGTGGCGGTGGAAGCACTGACTCAGATGCAGTACACGTTAATGTAGCAGGTGAGATAGATGGTGTATCCGCAAAAGGAACTCCAACCTCTAGCGATATTCTATTAATAGAGGATGCTGCTGACAGTAATAATAAGAAGAAAATTACTATTGGAAATTTACCGGCTACTAGTGATGCAAATGCTGTTCATGTTAACGCTGCTAATGAGATCACAGCAATAACAGAAAAAACAACAGTTGCAAATGCCGATGAGTTTATTATTGAGGATAGTGCTGATAGCGGAAACAAAAAAAGCATCAAAAGGAAAGCGATTGTTAATCCTATAAGTACATCTACTGCTTCGTCAGCTACTTTGACTGTAGATTCAGACACAACAGAGTTTGCGGTGTTAACAGCTCAAGCAGAAGCACTAGTAATAGCAGCTCCAACGGGTTCACCTGTTGAGGGTCAAAAGCTAATTGTTAGAATTAAAGATGACGGAAGTGCAAGAGGTATTACATTTAACGCCATTTTTAGGGCGATAGGAACAACTTTGCCAACCACAACAGTAGCAAGTAAGATAACTTATTTAGGGTTTATATATAACTCTACAGATACTAAGTGGGATGCTATAGCAGTTAAAACAGAAGCTTAATTATGATTACAATTATTAGTAAAATAGAATTAGAGGGTACTGATAACTTAAAGTACACTGATGTAGGACACACTCAAGATGTTAATATTATTAATCAAATTAACGAAGATTATGATTCTACACTAGGTAAATTTCTAGGAGAAAACAGAACCAAGTTAGAGTTAGGGGAGGTGTCAATTAGTACTTTTTTTAACGGTATTGATTCTGTTAACGAAGCTAGAACTCAAGTAGAAATTGTTGAAGAATCAAGTTTAACTGAAATTACTGATATAAGTCAATTATAATGGCAGTACCAACTAAAGGAAATACCACGAGTGCAAATCCTACTCCAGGAGCTAGCTCTAAGACTCAGGCTCACACCCACAACACCGGTAGTAATGGTTTAATTATTGCTCAATTTACCATGAGCAACAGTAGAACTTACTCAGGGTGTACTTACGGAGGGCAAGCTATGACTGAGTTGTATCAAATTAACAGAAGCGGTTTAGCTCAAAGGATGGCTTTTTTTTATTTAGAAAACCCACCAACCGGAAACAACAATATAGTTGTTAGTTTTAGCGGTTCTCAATGGAATCCTATTAGTATTCATATAAGAAGCTTTACGGATTGTGGAGGAGTAGGTGCTAGTTCTAGAAGTGGAGCTTCAACAAGCCCTAACACTAAAACTTTAACAGTTGAGGATGATTCATTAATTATGATCACATCATGTAGTATTAACGCTATACTTACTCAGCAAATACCACAAGGAACTAATAGAACTTTTGTAACTCACAACACTAATAGACAGGTGGCAACGGGTGCAATTAGTGCTGACGCAGGACACAGTGCAGGCACAATAAGTCTAAGGTCAACTTCCTCCAGTGGAAGTGTGTCATTAGATAGAACAGAGATAAAAGGATTATCAAGTTCAGTAGATACAAGTGGGGGTGACTTTTTTAGTTTACTTTTAAATTAAATTTATAAAATGCCAAATCAAAAAATTGAACTAATAGATGCTATAGCAATAGCAAGAGGAACGGAAGAACCAACTAATAGAGATGTTTTTTGGTTGGATAAAAGTTTAACGGGAGGTTTTTATGATAGGCTTAAGTCTTACAACTATGACACTGAAAAGTGGGAATTAGTATCTAGGTCCAACCAAGATCTTCTATCAGATTTAAAAACTGTTGATGGTGCAGGCTCTGGGTTAGACTCTGACACTCTTCAAGGTTACACACCCGATGAGTTAATATCGCAAGGAGCTTCAGGTTTACCAGCTATGTCTACTGGAAAAATAATAGTTGGACAAAGTGATTCAGTTGGAAAAGCAAAAACATTAGGTGGTATAGCCACGATAGATGTTAATGGTTCTATGTCTTATGTCACCAATAGTATTAGCCACACGGGTCTAACAGACGTAGGAACAAATACTCATGCTCAAATAGACACTCATATAGCAGATAGTGCAATACATTTAAGTGCTGCTCAATCTACTAAACTAGGTCATATAAGTGTTACTCAAGCTGTAGACTTGGACCAAATGGAGACAGACATTACAGCAAACAATGCTAAGGTAACTAATGCTACCCACACAGGAGATGTTACGGGAGCAACAGCTTTAACAATAGCAGACGATGCTGTAACAAACGCCAAGCTTGCAGACGTTGCTTCTCAAACAATCAAAGGTAAAGTTAGTGCTGGGTCTGGAAACCCAGAAGATTTAACAGCAGGTCAAGTAAGGACTATTATAAATGTTGAGAATGGAGCAGAGGTTAACCCTACTGATTCTGAAATTGAAACAGCTTATAATAATCAAGTTGCAGAAGTAACTCAAGCAGAAGCGGAAGCAGGAACTCTAACAGACATTAAAAGATGGACTCCCCAAAGAGTTAAACAAGCTATTGATGCTTTGGCTGGTGGCTCTAGTTCTGGTAAATTTGGTATTCCAGACAGTTCAGGTGCTTATACATATTATTCTGATTTTCAAACAGCTTTAAATGCCGCTAGTAGTGGTGATACTGTTGAGATGTTTACAAATGTAACGGTAAGCTCAACCACTACATTAACATTAATTGATGGTGTTAACATTAATATGAACGGCTATAAATATGAAAACTCAGGCTCAACTAATGTTAATATGGTTACTTTGCCTAGTAGTGCAACGGTAACAATCTATAACGGATATTTTAAGAGAAGCGGAGGTACTAACGGAGTAACAAGTAATGTTACTTTAGATGCTAACCCAGCGACTAGTAGCAATTTATATTTAAAAGGGGTGACTTTTGAAAACACTATAAGCACTTGTTTATACATAAAAGGAGCTTTAGTAGAAGGAGGTACTTTTATAGGTAATGGAGGGAGTTATAGTACTCTTACCGCTGGACCGTCAACAAAAATGATAGGAAGTACTTTCATAGGCACTAGTTCTG